ATCCATAAGAAGAATATTAAGGGAACAGAGCAAACTACCAATATCTATTTTAAGAAGAATAAAACTTGGTGATTATCTCGACGATATGAAAATGAACTCTTTAAGGCATTATGAAAAGGGTATCTCAGATAAAGGGGTTTATCCATATATTTATTATAAAATTAAATTATGAAAAAGATTGTTAGACTAACAGAATCAGATTTGGCTCGTATTGTTAAAAGAGTTATAAAAGAAAACGAAGATGAGGAAATGTTTGCAACTCATGATGCTCATGGCGGAAAGTATTATGACACTATGGATAGAGGTGTGGATTCAGATATTGAATTTTCTGAAACAAGAGAGTTCGGTCCTGAAGACTACGATAATTTCATGGAGTACATAAACAACTGTAATACAAGATGGTGTTTAACCACAAAAAGAATGTATGATATGTATACCAATAAAGGTAATATCACCGTAGGTAAAGGGATTAGAAGATAAGTACCTTAAGTGAAATAAGTTTGAACCCTCACATCTATTGTGGGGGTTTTTTATTATCTTTGGGGTATGAAAACTTATCTTTGGTTAGACGACCTTCGTGACCCAAACCAAAGCGTTTGGTATGACCATTATATTTCTGAGTTAGACAAATCTGTGGATACTCTTATTTGGGTAAAAGAATTTCCGATGTTTGTTAATTACATCAATGAATTTGGGTTACCTGATAAGATTTTCTTTGACCATGATTTAGGTGAGGATAAAAATGGAACGGGTTATGACGCCGCTAAATGGTTGGTTAATTACTGCATGGAAAATGGTGAAATTGATGTACCTGATTGGGATATTCAATCTGCCAATCCTGTCGGGAGAGATAATATTAATTCATTATTAAAAAATTACAGAAAACATTTAAACTTATGAAAAACATTTTTATACTATTGATGGTTTTATCCATTTCACTTTTTTCCCAAAACAAAGAACAGGCTTTACACATAATGTTTGCTGGTACTGACTCCACTTTTTTCGATGACGAAGGGTTAAGGTGGAATGAATTTTCTTTAACCCCCCGTAAAATGTATAAGGTTATGGACCTAATGGAATCAGATACCTCATCTAAGTGTATTGTTTTCAAAGGAAACAAACCTTATATGAATTTTTTGAAAGAGGAAGGTAGTGAACCAAAAATGAATAAATTCAACAGGAGTGTTATTGGGTATTTGGAATGTTATATTGATGGGTATTTTATTAATATGTGGCTATTCAAAAATGAATCCTTTGGATTTATTATTACCGGTCAGAGTTAAAGTAGTTGGTATTTAGAATAAACCCTTTTAGTTTATTTTTATTCCATGCAGACAAAAATTTTAATGTGTCCTTTAGTTAGTGAAGACCTTTGGAGGGCGATAAGAGCAATTCGTAGCTCATTCCATCAACTAAATCATAATTTACTCTATGGGGTTCATGTTGTAATTAATAGTTTGGACCAAGAATTCATTGATGGAATTGTTGAATTTTGTGAATCTAACAATATTCAGTACTCTGTGACTGAGTCCGATGGTACACCTTCGACGGGTAAAAATGCTGTGTTTGATGTTTTCAAAAAATCAGATTTTACTCACTTGGCACAACTTGATGGCGATGATTTGTTTTATCCCACTTTTTTAACTCAAGTTGAAAGACATTTGAAAAAATATCCTAACACCGATGTTCTATCAACAATTCCATTAGATGTTATTGTTGAAAATTACGAGGATGGTAGACACAAATTAAATAATGGTCTTTATACTCAACTATGGGGTACTAATTATGCTGATATGCATTCGTGGGTTGGTCAATTAGGTAGAGACCCTATTGTAGATGGTATTTCTATTGCCAATTATGCTAGGTTTGTACTTTTTTCTAAAAAAATTACCGAGATAGATTTTCGTTATGATAAAGAAATGATTATCGGGGAAGACAAAAAATTACATTTTGATTTTTTGGCTGCTCATCAAAATGATAAAATTTCTTATTGGTTAACCATGGCATCGGATATGTGGATATGTGATAGAATTTCTATTGGTATTCAAAAAAAACACTCAAGTCGTGAAAATTTTATTGAGGAAGATAATGTTGTCACCCAAAATTTACAAAAATATGTTTCATCTATATTGAATCCCGATAGAAGTGGACCTGGAGAAATTCCGATTGACTATCCTCCTATGATTTTTTATCATAATGATAAAGTTAGGTTTCTGAACGAATTTTTTTAAATGGATGATGTGACCATAATTTTACAAGGAAGAATCAATCCTGCGTGTTCAAAACGGTGGGTTGACACTTATTTTGATTGGAATGTTGTTGTTTCTACTTGGACAAAAGTGGATGGACATGACAACCAAATTAATATTTCATCTATCCCAAAAAAATGGTCTTTTTTAATTTTACCTCAACCACAAAAAACAATTGACATATCGTCACTTCAATTTCAAATCCAATCTACCACCAATGCATTTCCATATGTTAATACTGAATATTTGATTAAAGTTCGTGGTGATGAGTTTTATTCCAATCTTCACAGATTTGTAAGGGAAATGAAATATAAAAAAGAACAGATTATCTGTAGTGACATTTATTATAGAGGGTATCAAGGTAATTATTTTCATATTTCAGACCACTTAATTGGTGGGACTTCTGAAAACATAAAAATAATGTTTGAAAATACTTTCGAGCAAATTAGTGATGGTTGGAAAATGACTAGTAACTTTCACGGTAGTAGTAATCCTGAAACATATTTAGGTTTTGGGTTTGTTAGTTATAAGGAAAAAATACTGAAAGAAGACCACGAACATTACCTATCTCAGGGGATTTCCGAACCTTTATTTGAAAAATGGTTTGACAATTACGATTTACAAAAATTGAGTCCTTATTTAGTGTCTTGTCAGGGGAATTCGTTTGATGTGAAATACAACTGTAATGCTAATTTTTAAATTTTTTTGTAATTGTAAATTAAAAAGAGTATCTTTGAAAAATGGAAGAAACATATAAAGTAGAGGTTATGGTTACTATAACTGATGGTTTATCGAAAATTCAAGTAAATCAAAACTCCGAGCAAGATTTGTCTCCCGACATATTAGCAATGGTATTGGCCTCAGGCACCGCTTTAGCAATTAGATTATCTGATAATGAAGTGGAAACCATGCAAGATGTAATTGATTATCTTAATAGTGAATTCATAGATACAGGTTCTTTCAAAGACGCAAGAATTGTCAAATCTTAATTTTTAATGAAGACAAACAATCTTAAACACAGTCGAGTTAAAAAAATACTCACGAGACTCTTGAGAGACAAAGCTCGGGAAATTCTACCCCCAAGTGCTTATTACAAATTAAAAGATACTGTTATAATTAAATTACATCCACAAAATAAGATATTCACCCTAACAGAATCTGAACAAAATTGTGTCAGAATATATTATAGTGCAAATATCAAAGTGGATTGGGTCAAAATTTTTTCTAACAATCATAAAAGTGCTCTTATTGCTCACACTAATATAGAGAGGTTTAAAAAAAGTTTCAATGATGAGGTGAGTAAAATTTTAAAGTGTATGGGTATGAAAAAACCTACTTACGAATGGAGAGAAAGGAATCCACCATTTATTTCGGTTTCATCTATTATTATTCATTGTGAAAATCCGTTATATCGGGAAAAATCAGAAATTTTGAACCCTAAAATTGCGGAAATCAAAACCAATATTAGAAGTCTAACAATAACTCACCAAGAAAAAGAGGTCACTGTTAAAGATTTCATTCATGCAATTCGTGTCAAACCCCTTGTAACCAATTTTAGTTACGAAATTAGTTACAAAAAGACCGATAAACTTACGATTTTGGATACCAACCTCAGGGGAAAATTACATAAAAAAAATCCAAAGTTATCAAAATTTATTAAGTAGTTCTAAATTGAATCTTTTAATTTATAGTATCTAAGATAAGATGATTTCATACTCAACCAAGGTCCATCACCCAAGGGACCTTGATAGTGAGTCCCGCCACCCAACCAAATAAGTTTGTTATTTGGGGTATATCCTCTAACACTTTCCCAAACTTTAATGTTGTTGATGTAATAAATTGTTTTGTTCGGATAAAATTCACAAACAAATTTGATTGGTTTTTTGTAAGATTCTGATGGTATTTTATATTTTGAAGGTGAATCAAATTTCCATTTTTTTGATTTATACGAAGTACCATAGTGTACATTACCAGCAATTGTCTCCTCTCCGCCTACACCCCACATATATTCGAACACATCGAATTCGGGCATTGTAGCTTCTTTATCTGTTGTCCAAAATGCAGTCCACTGACCCTCGAATCTTGGGATATAAACTTTGGTTTCTATTCTACCGAATGTTGGTATTGAAGTTGGGTTTCTTGAAATAATGGTACCTGCGTTGTATGGGGTTTGAGGGTCAGAGTTTCTTGTGTTCCAAAACTCGATTCCTTCTGAAGTTAACTTTATATTATTAACATCGAACCTACAAGTATGGTTTTTGTTCACCTTTTCACCCCATGGGGGTTGAAATCTAAAATCTTGGGACAAAGTAGGTAAATCTAATTTGGTAAAATCCCATTCTTTTACCATTTCAAATTTATCAATAGTTTTATCTTGGTAAGAGATACCAAATTTAAATAAAAACCAAAGTCTAATGCCTCTAACATTATTTAAAAATCTTTCCATATTCCTTTAAGATAAATATTTGTTTGTTTGGTTAGTTTAGTTTATATTTGATGTATGTTGAACTATCTAATTGTATTTGTCTTTCAGTTTCTTTTTAATATTTTTAAAACTTTGGAGATAAAGTTCACCTTTGAAGATAAATTAGTACCACTACTGATGAATTCGGTATGGATTAATTTGGTGAGTTTAGCTTCGGTATTTTATTCGATTGAGGGATTACTTTCAGGTGATTTTTTGATTATACCATTCTATATTTTAGGCAGTGTGATTGGGAAGTGGTTTGCGATGAAGAAAATGGAAAATGTGAGAGGTAAGATTTTTCAATTTTTATTTTTTAAGAAAAAAGATGAAACATCTAACTGACGATGAGCTTATCGAATCATATCGCGAATTGCTTTCGAGAGGGATTACTAGTTGGTCATCTTCGGTTGGGAAACAATTAATGGAACAAGAATTAAAAAAAAGAAATTTAAATTATGAACTTTAGTGCTGCCCCTTTTACCACTGTTCTTAGTTGGTGTGAAAAACATGGTTGTAACCGTATTGAGATGATTAGTTCAGATAATAATAAAGTTAATGTAAATGTAGTTTGGAAAGGTTTCAATATTAATATGGTTATCGATACTCAGACAACTATAACCGAGACAAAAGTAAAAAAACCTGTAGATGATGGACATGAGACAATAGTTTCAATTAATTCTAACTTATCTTTGGTTGACACATTAAATTATTTTGAATCGTTAGTTAAGTAATGAGAAAAGAAGTTGTTTTTACATATTTGGATTTAAAATTTATCCCTAATTATCCTGTTAATAGGTCTATTTTGCCTGGTTTTCCAACTAATCCTAATGATATATTGGAAGAGTTTATCAAAACCGAACACATTTTGTGGATTCCAAAATCTCAAAAAGATTTACCCAAGTATCTTGATTTAAGTTGGGAAAATTTTAAACCTTTGATGTGTGAGTGGTTCAATGAGAGGTTTTCTCAAGAACATGGTAAAATTGAAGATTTATTTCAAATTTAATCGATATGTCTGAAGATTACCTTGACGATGATGAAGATATCTACATCAAAAATGAAAACACTTTTAGTGATTCTTTAGAAGATGAGGATTGAGATTAACAATAACTTTTTAATGTTATTGGGAACAATTTTTGCGATTTTTAATTTATTATATCCCAGTCTTATCCTGTCTTTTCTTTTCGGGTGTTGCTTTGGACAAATTTTTGCCAATTTGATTCGGGCAAAACAACAAAAATGATGGTATTTATATCATATGAGTGACCCCGATTTATTAAAATTACGACAAATAAGTTTTTTGATAAAAAAATTCCCTGACCAATGGCAAAACCTTACAGGAGATTTTGACGATTTAGAATTGTCAGACTTATCTATTTGGTTGGACAAGTATGCCAAATATATCTCTTTAGATACGAGTGAAATTTTTGATATCTATGAGTTAATTAAAGCAAACCTTGATAATCTGAACAACGGAGTTCCGATAACGGGTGAGAATGTAAAATACCCAAAATACAATCAGTATAAAGTAGAATGGAATCAAAATTTTCAAGAAACGGGTACTGAATATGGGACGGAAAGATATTCGGGTTCAGATGAAAAATCCGTTCATAAACAATTCAAATTTGATAGGTATACCGGAAATTTCGACTACGACACTGATGACACAGAATATGATTTTAAAGAAACTTATAATTTCGACTATAAAATAGTTGAGGAACAGTTAAAAAAAACAATACACAATGTTCTAAAGGAACACTATAAACTATTTATAAATAAAAAAAACTAATATGGGACAGAGACTAATCATTACCGAAGAAGAAAAAAATAGAATCCAATCTCTTTATGAAAACATGGGTGTTGCCTTTGGAAATGAAATGAACGGACTTAAAGTTAAAAAAGAAGAAGCCACCGAGGAAGTTGAAGAGACTATGGATGATGTTTCAGAAGAGGTTGAGACCGATGAAGAAGAAGGAGAAGAAGAAGATGAAGAGTAAAAATTTAAAAGTCACTGAAGAACAACTTTCCAAGATTGTAGAATCTTTGAAGGATGAAAATAATAATCTGAAAGAACAATCTCGTTTGGGAGCAATTGGAAATACTGCTTTAAAACAAATGAATATTGAACCAAAAAATAAAGTTGTGGACCCTAAACCCGGTGTGTATAAAACAACGGTTCAAATTACAAACGACAAAAAACTCAAAGTAACTCTTCCTGAAGGAACATTTGAATATTCTTCTTATAAACATTTACCATTAACAAAAAAGGTGTAATGTCTAAAATTATAAAACTTACAGAATCGGATTTAATAAGGATTGTAAAAAAAGTTTTACAAGAGCAACTTACCGTGGACAGTGGGCAAAATTTCAAGACATTTGAGAAAAATATGATGGGTGTTAACCCTCAACCAAGAAAGTTTAATTACAAAATTGAGGACACCGTAGTAACCTCTTTGAATTGGGGTTCAGCAGATAAGCGAAATAAAACCGCATCATACTCCGTTTCAACAGATTCAAGAGACCCAGTGTTGAAAATTATTCCAACAAACCCTACTTCAGAACTTTCAAGGTATAACACTCGACTTCTTGCTAACTTCAATAAGTTTTTCAAGGATAAAGGATATTCAATAAAACCAAGTAGATTACTTACCACAGTCACAATTGATTATTCGAAGGGTGAGAAAGTTAAAAATGACCTCAATGAACTTTTCAAGTTATATCCATTACCTTCAAGTGGAATCAAACAACCATTTCAATGGAAACCATCACCTACCGAAGAGGAAGTTAGAGATGGAAAACAACTCTTGAGATACGGTATGAGGGGTAACTTTGTAAAAAAAGTTCAAGAAAAATTAAAATCTGAGGGATTTAAAGTTGGTCCGATTGACTCAAAATTTGGTGGACAAATTTTAAAAGCTGTCAAAGAATTTCAGACTAAAGTTGGTTTGAAAGTTGATGGTTTAGTTGGTAAAGATACCTATGCTGCTATGTTCAGAAAGCCTGCAGAAAAAACTCAAAGTGCTCAGCCGAAAGGTTTACAAAGTGTATTACCACAAAAACCAACATCAGGAGTTCAAAGAACTGCAAAAATTCCCACATCTACCACAACATCTAACACAACCGTAGCTGACACAGGATTAGATTTTAGTTAATAAAAAACTATTTATAAAAAAAGATTAGAAATGGAAGAAATTTGGGGAATTAATTTAAAAATTGAGAACAACACTGATTTTGTTGTTCAAATTGCAAACGCGGAATTTGACCCATTTGTGGTTGAATCATTATCTGTTTTAGAATGGACAGAAATTATTAAGACATTATCTTTGACTCTTACATTCAAAGATGAAAATGACAACAATGTAATGGTTGGAACTTTGGTTTATAACTCAACAGATGGGGTCATAGTAAATCGTGGAGATTTGAATGACCAAACAATTAGTATGGATATTTTCGTAAATGGAGAAAATGAGTTTAACCAAACTCAAATTTCTAATGGAGCGGTAACTGTTTGTACTTGGGATGATATTATCCGTGGTGGTAATATTGGATTGTCATTTAATAATGTAGTGTAATAACATGATATTGATTAAAAAAAACCCCCTAAACCAAGGGGGTTTTTTTATTTGATGACGGAATATTTATTGATATGGCAAAATCTAAAAAGTCTATACCAAAACCAACAAGCCGTAAAACAGTTTTGAAGAGAAATAAAAGAAATAACGAGAACTTGGAGTTATTAAAAAAATTAGAATCTGAGAAATGAATTTTAGTGAGTATATTAAATTAATTTTTGAGGGGAGACCCCCTAGTCAAAATGTTAAAGCTGCCATGGAAATGTCGGACGACGAACTTGCCAATTATTTGGAAGAGTTATTCCCAGATATCAAAACAATTATTTCATCTCAGCCAGGACTTTATCAATACCTTCTCAGAACTAGGAAAGATGTACTTGAAAAACTAAAAACAAAAAGAGCCAAAGGGATTGATTACTACAAAAACATAATTTCTAAGTTTAAAACTTTACAGGAACTTAAATCTGAATATCCAAGTTTATTATCAAGATTATATTCGAAATTTGGTAAAGAAGTGGCAAACGAATTGTTATCAGGTTTAGAAAGAGGTACAAGGGGTAGAAAAATTTCTCAATCTACGACCAAAGATACCGAACCTGAAACAATACAACAAACTGAAAATCCATATTTAAAACTCCAAGACCTTGAAAGTATTTTATCAAACTATTCATCGTTCAATGAGTTTAGAATGAAAAATGTCAAATTACTATCTGATTTAAGTATGGAATTAGGTGGTGAACAATTTACCGATTTTATGAACGATATCGAAAATAAGTTTTTAAAATTAGAACCTCTTTCACTCGAAAAGGCCAAGAAAATAATTTCTAATTACGAATATCTTGGTGACTTCAGAAAAGAAAATCCAAAACTTCTCATCGATATTAAAAAAACATTTGATAAGGATGTTGTTAGAGATTTATTGAGTGGATTGAAGAGAGGTGTTGCTGAAAGAAAAAATGAGAAGTTTAGTGTGACAAATGCTAGAGAAATTATCTCAAAATACACAGATTTAGATATTTTTATTACTCAAAGGTCTGATGTTGCACAAAACATTAGAAAATATTTTGGCAGTAATGGTTTCTACCAACTAACAAAAGGTTTGAATAGAAAAAAACAAGTATCTGAACCAAAAGAGGAATTACCAACAGGTAAAATTAGAGAAATTGCAACAAAATATAAGGATTGGGATAGTTTATTGGCAAACGAAAAAGATTTTGTAAAATTAGGATTAAAAATCTATGGAACCCAAGGTTTTAAAATATTAGTTAACAAAGTTTACGGAGTCACTGAACCCGTTAAAAAACCCAAAACAATTCTAACAAAAGGGAGTATTGGTAAAATACCTACTTCTAAAATCAAAGATTTTTTGAGTAAGTTCCCAACTAAAGAGAGTCTCAAGTCCAATAGACCTGAAGTCTATGATACATTAGAGGAGCTTGGGATAATAAACAGTTATTATGGAAGGTAAGAATGGATTATGTTGTAAGTAGAAGACAAATCAAAAATTTAGCCTTTAAATATTTCGACAAAATATTTGGAGATATAAAACCAAAAGTCGGAAAAAATTATTCCTATGTTTTTGTTGACTCAAGAAATCAAGGTAGAGTCGGTTATAATAAGACTATACATTTTGGTAGAGTATATCTTGTTTTGGATGAAGATTATGAGAACTTCATGAAAATTATTCCTGTGTCCAAACAAGACTTTGCAAGGTTATTTACTACTTGGATGAACGAAAAATTTGCTATCGGGGAAGTAACTCGACTGACAACAGTACCAAGAGAAAGATTAGAACACCTAAATTTGTGTGTTCAACCATATTGTAATAACTAATCTTTATTTTTTTAAAATGTTTTCTAAATAAGTTGGATGATTATCTACTTTTCTCCAATTTGTTTTTTTGATTCCTACATTTATAACCTCGTTTACTCTCATCTGAGGTTGTTTCTCATAACCCCAAGTTTCCTTGATACCCTCTCTAATAATATGCTCGGCACTCAAGGCAGAGTGTAACTCGCAAGTTTTAGTTTCTTTAATCCCATTTTGAATGACCTCTTCCATAGCAAGACTGTCCTCGATGGGGTTTTGTTTGGTCTCTTTCACCCTATTTTGAATGGTGTCGTCAACGCTGATTGGGCGGGATTCAAATCCGTTGCGGGTGTGTTTCACCCCATTTTGAATAAAATTCTCAACCCACTCGGTAATATAATTCTGATTTTTGACCGTATCTTCAAACCCCATCAATCCAATAAGAATCGACTGAAAGAAATAATAATTATACCAAAGAGTTCCATCTTTAGTTAATTCTATAACCCACTGTTTTTTGTCGGTCAAGATAATCCAAGTAGACCCATGGTTATAATAAGTGTCGGCACCCTTGAGTTTGAATTCCATAATCTTATGGAACATTTTTTTATATCCGTTCATAATATCAAATATAATAAAAAAACCCCCTCGGTAAAAGAGGGGGGGGTTGAGAGAAGTTATCGTCCTTGACCTCTATAAGCCTTTTTATAGAGTTTAGAACGCTTGCTCTTTGAGGTTTTGGTCTTAGCGTGAATGCCAGGACGAGAAACATTTGGTTTTTCTAACTTACCACTCGAGGATGAGATTTTTGCCATTTTTAATTTTAATTAGAATTTGTTCTACAAATATAAAACAACTTTTACTTTTCACCAAATGGTTTTATTATTTCAATATGGAAAATATAAAAGGTACTATAGAACTAACAGATAAAAAAATCACTTTGAAACCATATGATGGTTCTAAAGAAATTTGGATTCGTAAATTAAATCCTGAGTTTGAGGTTGGTTTGGTTTTCATCAAACATATGGGTGAATATTTTTTTAAAAAATAATTTCCATCAAGATTTTTGTTTTATCTTTGGGGTATGGAAAACTTTTACAAGAAGGTTTATAACCCTGAAGACAAGACCATCGATGCATATTATTATGTAAAGAGTGAAACATCTACTCAGATTGTTATTTTGAATGTTCAAGAAAAAGAAAAGTCAGGTAATGAATGGGCCAATGGTGCTTTGGATTACTTTATAAGTGTCAAAGAAATAAAATTACCTAAAAGTCAAATAAAGGTTTTATCACACGATGAAAATCGTCCAGGTTATTTTTTGATTAGGATACCTTATTGGTTGTTCAAAAAAAATGATGACTTGGAAATTATTCGGCTCTCTGTGTCTAAAAAATTTAGTATCAAACCCGATGACCCTTTGATAGATAATTTTTTTATTAAGGAATATCGTGAGGCATTGAAAGGTTGTGGAACTAATATGAACCACATTGACATTGTCTATAACAATCTCCAAAATTCAAGAAAACCTAAAGTAACACCATCGAAACCCCTACAAACTAAGATTGAAATCTTCAAAACTTACGGGAGATAGAAAAGAATATTAAATTTTTTACAACTATTTATCTATATGAAAAAATGGTTGGAAATTTTAATCGGTTGGATTGGAGTTTTCATAATTATTTTTGGTTTACTCTATTTGGGTTACTTAGCCATACATTGACCCTTAAGTGGGACTAGGACCGTTTCTGTTATGGGAACGAAAAAGGGGGAATTCGCTACTCCCCCTTTTACTTTTTTGTAAAATATTTATTGTTAAGATATTACTAACTTGGATAACGGTATAATAGAACAGAATAGACTCATTAACACCCTGAAAAGGGTGATGGGCGACTATACTTCAAAACCCAACATGTCTTATTCTAACAAAGTAAAAGAGTACCTTAACATAAAATTTGGTAAACTCACTATGGTACCTAATCAAGAAAGTATGATTTATTTTGTTAATTCTGCTGGAAAAACACCAATGAAATATTCAAAAAAAGAAGCCATAATTAGGGTCCCGTCATCTGTCATGACAGGGGTGATGGAAATGTTTGGAATTGACGAAGATTTTTTAGAGGAAATTTTTAAAGATTGGGTAAATGAAAAATACGATTTACCCGTTCGGTTTGTTGATTATTATTAAATAAAAAAATATGTTAAGTAATAAGACTTATCGTAACATCGAAGAATACTCTCGGGCTTTTAAAACTGATATTCCATTTAATCACATTGTGATGGATGATTTTTTCCGTGAAGATGTTATTGACAGATTAATGAATGAAGTTGAGTTTATTTCTTCGAATCCAAGTGAATTATGGAGATTTGTTGGTGGTGGAAATTATGATGAACACAATGACCAAGTGAATAAAAAACAAATTTATGACTTTAATAATATGTTACCAACAATGAGAGAAGTTATTAAATATTTAAACTCTCCTGAGTTTCTTCAAATTGTTAGTAAAATTTCTGGTTTAAATAACTTAACACATGAGTCCGAAGGTTTTGCAAATGCCGCTTATCACCAAACTGGAAGGGGTGGTAGATTAGAAGTACACCACGATTTTAATGATAGCCAAGTACGACCTGACCTATATCGTCATCTTAATCTTTTAGTTTATTTAAATGCTTATTGGGATGAATCTTGGAACGGTGACTTAGAACTTTGGTGGAAAAACATGTCGGGCCCCGCAAAATTTATTTCCCCAATATCCAACCGTGTGGTTATGTTTAATATTGATAAAGCACCTCACGGTCACCCACATCCACTTCAATGTCCAGAAGAAATTAATAGAAAAAGTTTGGCATTATATTACTACAACAATCAAAAACCAAAATATAATTTGGTACAAAGAGCTATTTGGAAAAGTGAAATACCAACCTTAGAATAACTATTGTTTGGGTTTTAAAACTTGTAGTATTCTTTCTATTTCTTTTTCCGCTTTGTTGATGTATCCACCTCGGTAGTAAAGTTCCATAATATATTCAGCAAGTTCTTGGGCAAAGTCTTTCTTAGTTAAAGTTTCTCTGTGAATTATACTCCATATTAAATTGTAAGTTGGAATCTCCATTCCGAGTTTTTCGGATTCTGACATAATTAAATTTGAAAGATTTTTTGAGTACTCGGGAGAAAATCTACCTTCGTACACTAAAACCTCTTCAATTGCCTCTTTAAAGTCCATATTTAAATAAATATAAAGTATTTATAGAATAGTATGACACAGGGTGAGGTAGAAAATAGTCTTGAAATGAGAGTTGTGTTTAGGGAGATGGTAAAAAAATACCCCTTTATCCTTGATATAAAAATGACAGATGATTTCGAAGAAGACGAAATTAAATATGATTGGGTATATTTTTCCGAAATAACAATATCAAATTCTAAGGTGATGGAACAATATCCTAATTGGAGTGTTAGGCCTTGGATGGATGGCCGTTTAAAAAAAGAAGGTAAAATTAATAATTTAATTTACTTGTCAGAATTATATCAATCGACGGAGGTTCCCACACCTTCTGAAGTTCAACATGAAATGGGTGAAGTAACAGAAAAAATTCATCGGATGATTCAAAAACAAGCAACAATTCCTGATAAATTTAAGTTGAAAAAGCAAATTTCGTTTTCCCAATTTAAAGTTGTGGAATGAAAAGTTTAAGATTGTATAGTATATTATTAGAAGAATCATCTGAGAGAGCATTTTCTATCGATGAAATTAAAATTTTCAACCTTTTAAACAGAGAAAAACAAAATCTTAAAAGCAAAGGGGAAATCACTGAATATCTGAAAAAGGTATTAGGTTATTTAGGTTACGATAAGGGTGATTCGATGTATTACTATTATCTTTATTCTTTAAATTATCGTCCCGATGGAAGATATGAGGAAATAAAAAAGGGTGAAGAAAAATCATTATCAGACATTAAAGCCGGCAAAATTGCCAATTACACAATGTCAACATTTGCAAAAGGTAAAATACCTTTTAAAGGAAATAATGTCGAAGGGTTTTGGGAAACTGACCCAAAGGGTGTAAAACAATTTGTGATAACATCATACGGATGGTATCCCATTTATATTTTTAAGGACAAATTTTGGTACCAAGTTTCAGAACCATTTTCTAAAAGCACCAGTAAACAAATGAGTCAGACTCGTATTTGGGGTGATAATCGATATGTTTTGGAACCACAACAGATGAACCAGCTCAGAAATGGTGTTGACATCAATAAAATTCAAGATTCAATTTTTGATGGTTTTTATGATTTTTTAAAATCTTCATATGAAGGTCGTAATTACATTTTTATAACAGGTACGAATCCTTTGAGACAATTTGGATATCCAACTGATAAAGTGAGATTCAAAATTCGTTTGGATTCTATAGAAAAAAACGATAAAATAATTTTTAATTTGGATGTTTTGGAAGTTGCTTTCTTAGATATTGATGGAAAAATTGTGACCAAGCAAAAGCCGAATGTACAGGATTTTGAAGAAAGAATGGGTGAAACTTTAGAGGAGGTACTCATCCGTAATTTACCTCATAAATTCGCAAAAACCGCAAAAGAAAAATTGGAAATAAATGTCAATTTTGTGACTGAATAAATTCCGATTCCATTTTATACCAAATTTTGAACATTGAGTAGATATTCGTTCTACGAGACAATCCCTTTTCAATTAGTTGTCCCATTTTGATTAAATGTTCTTTATTTCTGTAATCTATTTTTATAATATACCCCCCTTTTTTATATTTTTCTTGTTCGGTGTGAAAAATCCATTTACCTTCTTCTTCCAATTTTAGAGCGTTTATCATATCCTTGACAATCATTTTACATTGGATATCTCTATCCTCACAAAGTTTTTTTAAATCCGCAACTTTCATTTTGTTATATTCTAAGATTTTTGGGACTCGTGGCATTTTTTAAGATATTTATGGTAAAATTATACACTATGAGTTTAAAAAATCTACAAACAAAAATCGGAGTAACTGCGGACGGAGCTTTCGGTCCAGGAACTTTAAAAGCTGCAATGGCTTATTATAAAATGACACCTGAAAGAGCGGCACATTTCTTCGCTCAAACAGCACATGAAACAGGAGGTTTTAAAGCATTCTCAGAAAACTTGAATTATTCTGGCGATGGTTTGAAAAAAATCTTTGGAAAGTATTTTCCTGGTACCTTAAATGAGTCTTACCAAAGGGACCCTGAGAAAATTGCTAATCGAGTTTACGCATCAAGAATGGGTAATGGTGATGAAACCTCGGGTGAGGGATGGAAGTACCGTGGTAGAGGTGCTCTTCAATTGACAGGTAAAGCAAACTACAAAGCATTTGCTGATTACCTGAAGAATCCATTGATTATGGAACAACCTGACTTGGTTGCTGGTGAATTGTCATTTGAATCTGCAATGTTTTTCTTTGAAAAAAATAAGTTATGGGACATCTGTGACAAAGGTGTTACAAAAGAAACTATTTTAGCACTTACTAAGAGAATCAATGGTGGTACTCACGGTTTGGCCGATAGAGAAGAAAAAACATTCAAATACTACGGATTATTGAAATAAGTTAAACTTATGTTTATCTTGTGAATATGACACTAAAAAGATTATATTACAAGTTGACATCAAAGGTTCCGACTGAAGAACTTAATTATTCCGTAAAAGACTTTGAAAAAGGGATGAGGTGGGCAAAATCGCTCCCTCATCCCTTTATTGATAGTAGAAGTCTTGATGAATATTTTTACAGATGGGATTCTGTTGAAATTTTATCCTATCTTAATGAATTGATTAGGAAACACCAAAAAAATGTTTGATTTGACGAAGTTTTTTATTCGTTGGGTTGCAAATAATCTATCAATACCATTTTGGGTTGTCGGTCATGTACATTTGACAATGAATGTTTATGAGGATTTTCACGAAATAATAATGTCTATTGGAATGAACATTATTGTTGGAATCGGTTTTTGGTTAGATTGGAGAGAAAATAAAAGAAATATTTGATATTTATTATTCAAACAATCATTTATGTGGGTAATACTTGTCTCAGCTGTTGTTGGAGTTTCTTATTTTAGTGGGTGTCTTATTGGACACAAACTTTTTTTAAGAAAATTCGGTAAAAAAATGTCTTGTAGGTTTAATCCTTTAAATTTTTGAGATTTTTACGATAATATAAAAAAAAAGATATGAATTTAAATTCAGACACAAGAAAAGCCGAACAATACAGTAAATTGATGTTCCAGTTTCAAAGAACTCAAGAGAGAATTAAGGATATTGAGACCGAAAATACTGTCATTGACAAAAATACTCCTCGTGAACTTGCTCACCTTAAGGTTCAACTCCGTCAAATTTCAGAACAAATAAGAAGCTTGTATTAATTTTTTTTGTATTCATGAATTTATCTCATGAACATAAAGTTATATGGTGGACCAAACCCGAAATGGGAGAAAAATTGGTGGCATCCGCTTTTGAGGCGTTAAATTTAGTAACATCATCGTATGCGGGTGTTGAAATACCCACATCGAAACAAAAAATATCTTTTATTGACAAAATCCCCCCTTTATGTGAGGATTATTCACTGATAATGTCAGTTAGAAATCCATATTATCACATAATAAATTATTATTTACGAATTTCCGAGACAAATTGGAAATTGAAGATTAATACAAAGGAAAATTTCATTAAAAGTATGAATAATTGGGTTTCAGAGATTTTTTCCGTCGATGAAAAAATATTATTAGGTACCGATAGTGGATTACAGCATATTTTCCCATACAATATTGATAAAAGACAACCTGATTTTGTTCTTAAATTCGAAAACATAAAGGAAAGTCTCACCGAGTTATTTTTTCTGATGAATATAAACTTCCAATTCAATGAACACCTTTTAAAAAACAACGAGGAATTCGAAGTTAACACATTAAGTTATGAAAACGCTTCGAAAATATACAAAGTATTCAAAAAACACTTCGATAATTTTAATTACGACCCTTTTTCATTTACCGATAAAGAATTATCCCTTAAAGATAAAGTCAATTTTATTCATAACTAATAGATATTTATTGTTATGGGACAAAGACTTATTGTAAATCAAGAAGAAAAAGAAAACATACAAAAGATGTATGAACAAATGACCGGTGTCGCTTTCGGTGGTGAAATGAATGGTTTCAAAAAAAAGGTTGAAACTCCCTCTGAAGAAGTAAAAGATATTAAATCGCTCAATCAAGATTTGATACTGAGAAATGTAGATTTCTACTATGACGATGTAACTAAGTCTTTCGAAGTTGTTTCGCGTAATGATAGATACTTCGGTCAAGGTGGAAAACCAATAAGATATACAGCATCAATTAAGAAATAATCATGGGAAAAAGATTCATTTTATCAGAATCTGAAAAATCAGAAATTCGTCGTTTATACGACATTTCTGAGCAAATGGATATGGAGGTTACACAAGATAGAGAAAGTGAGCCTAAAGAAGGGAAAAGACTGTTCTGCAATGCACAAAACACCAAATCAATTCACGATTTAGCTGGCAATGAAGAATTTGACGATTATATCGAAGGAATAAAACTAAGAAAAGGTGGTGTTCGTGGCTTAGTGGATATGATTGAGGTCTTAAAAACAATGAGATTGTTCCCACAAATCACCGATGGTGGTGTAGACCTCGCATCTCGAATTCACGGCACTCTTCAAGAGTTCAAGCCTTATAACTATTTCGAGGAACAAACCAAACAGTGTAACAATGCTATGGATAAAATTATCGAACTCTATAAGGAGAACGAACATGGTGAGGAATTGGTTAAAGATATTGAAAAAGTCTACGCATTGTCCTATCTTGACCCCCGAGCGAAGGAGTTTCTTAAACATGGGTTGACAATTGTAAAGGGGGGAGAATAGATTCTTCCCTTTTTTTTTGTATACTTGGTATATGTCTAATAAAAGATTATCACTTTACGAATATCCCACATCACTATCTTCACCAAAAATAGAACCCGTAGACCTCACATCTTTTAAAAGATATGGTGTAACCAAGGCAAACGACTTTTTTAGCGGGAAATGGGAGGATTTGGTGGTTGAGGCTCAAATATTACAAGAGACTATTGAACTAAACGAAAGGATTTATAATTGCAAATATAATTTCGAGCCAAAAATTGGTAATACTTACCACATTTATAAGGGTCGAGATGGAAAAGAATTTTTATCAATTATCTCCCCCGAGGAATGGAATATGGAACACATTATTTCAGTTGGACTTAATTCTGATTCTGTTTGGAAAAAAATCACTAGAACTACTATAAAGAATTAATTAAAAAAATTATATTAATAATATAATATATTATAATACTAGAATTAATACTTAGTACCAAACCGAACGAAGTTCGGTGGTTCAACAAAAAATTTAATTCATAGTTTTACCCAAGTTAATAGTATTTATACTATTAGATGATGGAATCGATGGATATGAATTCTATATGGACGGTTTTAATAACCGCAATTACAGTTTTAGGTTCCACAAGTGCTTGGAAATTTTATGAGCGTAGGGCCGAATTAAAAAGAGATGAGGATAATTTTATCAAACAAGATTGTAGGGATAGAATTGCCAAACTCGAGGCATTATTGAGGGAAAGTTCTGAAGAAAAAGAAAAAATGAGAGAAACCATTTTAGCTCTTACGGAAAAAGTTGCCGCACTTACGGTAAAAGTAGAATTTCTTCAAAAAGATAACAATTAATTGAAGAAGTAATCAGGCGTCGTAAGACACCATTACATTCACAACCATATCGACATATAATTTGTCCATAATGTTATAAACCAACATTCTTGTCATATCATCGTCTAACATTGTGGTTTCTATGTCCTTCCCCAAGATAACGACACAATCCACCAAACAATTGTTTTGGACATGACTAAAGATTACATCTCTGATTTTGAGATAGGTTCCCTCTCCATAGAATTGTTCGATATTCTTTCTTTCTAAAGCATTAATAAGTTTTTCTACCACATAAGCCATGTTTGAGGAACTTCCACCCATACACCAAATATAACAACTTTTAGGACTTTGATAAATATTTATTGGAAACACTAATCTATTATGGCATTCAAAGACATTTTTAAAGATGAAAACGACTACAACGAAAAAACAATCGTTGGATTTATGTCCTTTTCAGTTATGAGTTTAGCTGCAGTTGCGGATATCGTTACCGGTATCTTTGGGCAAGAGTTGGTAATCTCAGACACAGTATTTAATTCATTTGTTATCATTACCTTAGGTGCGTTCGGTATTGCCGAGGCGGGTAAAATCTTTGGTAAAAAGGGTAACGACCAAGAGTAAAATAAATAAGGGGGTTAATGACCCCCTTTTTTATTCTACAAAATTCAATTCATTTGTTTTGGGGTCCCATTCCACGCTCAGTGGTTTTTGGGTGAAATTATACCTTTCATCTAAGACCGCTGCGTTAAAGAAATGAGTTGTTCCGTCAAATTTATATCCATAACTTGAGTGAATGTGTCCAAAGACATGAATTTTTGGTTTGATAAGGTCAATTCTGTCTCGCAGTAATTCACAACCTACATTTTGTTTAGAATAGGTGACATAATCTAAGTGTCCATAAGGCGGACCGTGAGTTATTAGGATATCAACATCTGAGGGAATCATATTCCAAACTTCTTTGAGTTCGGCACCTTGTCTTGGTAGATTAAACGCCCAATTGTAAAACTCGGGTTGCCAAGGACTACCCCAAACTTTTACCATATCATCGTAATCGGCACTTTCGTCACCAATTAAGAACATATCATCATAGAGGTATTCTGAACCGGGATTAAGACGAAGTAATTCTTGGACGACCGAGACTTCATCCTGACAACTAAAGTCATGGTTTCCCGCAATAAAAATCTTGTGGGTATAGTTTTCGATAGTTGAGAACCATTTAATAAAATCTTGGATTTCTGTACGATAACCTTTGTTGGAAATATCACCTGCGTGTATAAGCACATCACCACCTGGTAGACTCGAAGTTACCTGATTGTGTTTTGCGTGCGTATCGGATATAAAAGTGATTTTCATTATTCCCACCATTTTTCTACATTACGATTTAGAAGTTCAAAGATAAGGCGTTTCGCCCTTTCGTGCTGTACCACCCCCATTGAAATTCCCAAACTAAATGCACTTGGATTTTTTCGATAATACAGATGATTCGTGGCACGGTTTTTCAAAAGAGGGTATTTGGTGAAATATTCGTCCAAATCATCACGAAGATTTTTTCTTTTCATCTCGAAAGACTCTGTTCCTTCGATTTTTACAAATGTGTACTCGTTATCAACATAATCAAGGTGTTCGTGCAAATAGTATTCAGTTTGAATTTTATCAATCAATCGAACAATTGTGTTCATAATCTCTACATTGCGTTGCGAACCCACATGAGGCATCGTTTTACCATGTGACTCCGACATATTTGAGATTTTGAATTTGATAATTTCAAACAAAAAACTATCATCCCAATCACGGTCTTTCCAAATTATTGGACCCCATTTAATTAAGTTTTTAACTCCACAGACAAAGTTTCGTGGATAGTAACGATATTTGAATTTCCAATACAGAAGAAATCTCTGCCATGGATTTGGCTTTTTGTATTCCATAATTGAAAGTTACTTCTCGATGTTACGGAATCTTAGGTGGATAGCCACCAAAACAAATGCCAATACCGAAAATCCAAGTCCACCGATTAAAATTGCAGGGTTTTCACTACGCTGAAACCACACACTCAAAGCCCCCAAATAACCGAACCAAGATGCCATCCAAACATACATAGATACTTTACGAGTTTTATTGGTAATTTTTTTTACCTTTTCGTCATGGACAATCCGAGACAATGCGTCTTGGAGGTCCTTACCATAAGCAGGAATGACTTCCGTGGTTCCGTCTTCGTTTAATACGGTGACCTCATATTTCAAATACTCGGGGAAGGACTCCGAGGTCTTACGATATTTTACATCAATAGCTTTTCTTTTCATAACTTTTTGTTTTTCTTTGGTGTTTAAGGTTATTGGTAATCCTAAGATACCGAATAAATGGCTGTTGGGCGTTCATATTCCTTTATGCCGGTTTCACTTTGAGCCTCAGTTGTCCAATCAATAACATTACCATTGTGAATGGTTTCACATTCTACAATATACATTACTTGACAGCCCATAACAATCATTTCACCAATTTCTATGAACCAGTTAGCGTGAGCTCGGTTGGGAATAAATCCAAGTGTTTTACCCGCTTCGTGAATGGCTTTTAATGTTCCATGAACCCCCTTATATGTGCGTCCATCTTTACCATAGAACCAACCTTGGGTGGTTACTAATACTTTTTTATTAATAAAATTTTGCATAACTATTTTATTTTTTTTCGATGTCCGTGTCGGGTTTACGCTCCAAATCGTAGGTGTTGAGATGTTCATCAATGTTATAAAAGAACTCTATAATCGGGTCCGGTGGTGTTGTAAATTTCAATTCTCTGAATTCTTTCAAAATAGATTTACCGTCTTCACTTAAATTCGTATAGTAGTTGACCCATTCCCAAGCATCTTGTTGCCTAACAATAAACTCTAATCCCTCATTAGTCACCAAATGGTATTCTTTGGTCTCGATAGTCCAAATTACTACCTCTTGTTCTTTTTCTTTGTCTAGTTTAAACATAACTTTTTAATTTTGTTTAATACAAATATACAAAAAATTTTTACAAACTCAAAAACTTTTTATAATAAAGTTCGTTGAAGTCCTCTGAAAGACTTTGATATAGTTGAGGGTTCTTGTCGAGTTTGGGTTTGTGTTTGTTCAGAAAATTAGTGAAACAATTCCTCGAACAATCCAATTGTTGGTGATTTTGTGAGGAGTCCACAATTTTTTCTACCCACTGATATTCTTTGTCAAAAGTATTTTCCATAAATCAAAAGTAGTGAATGAATATCTACCCTACAAATAAATATGAAAGTATTTATCATTAAAATATTATTATGAACATCAAGGATATACTTTTGGAATATGTTGAAAACTTGGAGCAACCAACTTTAGTCTTAAAGGAGGATGTTGACATCTCAGACCATTTACAATATCATATTGATAACAAGTTGTCTTTAACCGACAATGTCTTTAGAGTTTATTCAGAAGGGTATTTTAAACTCGTTAATGAAGTTCGTGGTCTTTGGCAAGAGGGTCTTATTACCCTTAATGAAGAGGATACCCTAATGGTGGAATCAGACCTTGGTAAAACCGCCGAGTTCGAGGGTGAATATGTTTATCTTGATGCTCCTGTTTATACTGAGGAGGGAATTAACGAAGCGGAATATCGCGGAAAAAAAGTTGACCTTAACAAACCATTCAGAACATCAGGTGGCCCGAAGAAATTTGCCGTATATGTAAAATCAGATAAGGGTAATGTAAAAAAAGTAACCTTCGGTGACCCAAATCTTAGAGTTAGAAATAATAACAAAAAAGCTTCCAAGTCATTTAGAGCCCGTCATAAGTGTGACCAAAAGAAAGACAGAACAACGGCTGGTTATTGGAGCTGCAATGTCGGACGTTATGCGAAACAACTTGGACTCTCTTCATCAAACTCTTGGTGATTTTCCATTCTCCCAAAAGGAAAAAGAAGGAAAATTAGAAAGAGTGTTCTCATTTGATGTAGATGAGGAAGAACTCAAATGGCACACCGATGAAAAAGACAGAGTGGTAACAATACTTGAAAGTAATGGTTGGGGATTTCAAATGGAGGATTCCTTGCCAATCAAAATGCGAAACGGACAGGAAATATTCATTCCCAAATTTGTTTGGCATAGAGTAATCAAAGGAGAAGGAAGTTTAAAAATTTCCATTCTAGAATTTGATTAACCCCCTATTTTGGTTTATCATTTCTCTCGATGAAACGACTACTAATTCTTTTCTCTATTCTATCAACCCCCCTTTTAGCACAAAGGGGTAATGACATTATGTACATCCCAACCGATAACTCCGTTATTGTCAGTCAGATAGTAAATAAGGTCGGTTTCTATGTGGGGGGACAATACTTTACCAGTTATCCTTATCCATACGCCTATACTACCCCCTTTACCTTAGTGAATCGTTTTGGGGGAGAAGTCAAACTATTCAACGATGTTAGTTTAATGGTCGGTGGATACCAAAAAAACATGGGGATGAGTTATCCCCCCAATCAGATAAAACCCGAAATGTGGATTAAGACTCGTATTGCAAATACACTGTCTAACAGAACCAACGATTTTGATGTGGTAGGCATCTTTAGAGTATCACAAGAGTTTTATTATGGAATTGGAATTTATGTAAAATGGTAGACAAACAACAACTTTTTGGTATTACTAAACAAATCTTGGATGACATTGAACTTGTCATCCATTTCAACTCTTCAGGGTCATTTTTTCTTCCTGAAGATTCAGGTGGTGATATGACTTACAGATTTTCCGGTCAAGACCTAATTGTTGAGTTTGAATGGGAAGAAACACAGACCCTTCAGGACAATATTGTTTTGGGTGATTACTACAATGATGAGAATACCATAAAGATTAAACTTCTGAGTTCAAAACCTGTTGATTTCTTTACCATTTCTAATATCGGTGAAGTCCTTACCCATGAACTAACACATTGGTTCCAAGAAATGGGGGGTATGGAATTTGGGGACGATGAAAATGTAGATACTGAAGACTACTATTTCCAACCTCATGAAATTGAGGCTCAATACTACGGTTTTATGTTTGAGTCAGAATATTGTGGTTCTGAATTGGTTGAAGTTATGGGGCGTTGGTTTACCAAGTACGGTAAATTCCACGAATTTGATAATGAAAATGAGTTAAAGACTCGTCTTTTGGAAACTCTTGAAGAGTTCGGTCAAAAGATTGGCTAGTACGACACCACTTATCAAAACTACTCCTGAGGCTAAAATACGGGTTGTGATTAGTTGTATATTTTCTTCAAAATCACCTTCGTTTACCATATTTACCAAATCAGAAAGAATTGGAAGGATAAAGGCATAACTTACAATTGAAGACATATTAATTGTAAAATTTTTAAGTCCCAATAAAAGTTCTTCCAACGACTTTTTGAGGTCTTTAGTTTTTTTGAATACTTTTTTAAATGTGTCCACTAACCCTTCTTGGTGAATTTTTTTCAAAACTTTTTTAATAAACACCTCATTATCGTAAAAAAAGTTAGATGCGATACCTAACAATAAAAGTATGACCTGTTCGTAGGAAAGTTCAGGATGATTTGTTTCTATCCAATTTTTCAGAGGTAGAATTAGTCCACCCAACGAGGCTCCCCATGTTACCAAGAACTTCGCGTTAAGTTTCCAAACTTGATAACAATCTTCTAAAATTTTTGACATTTGGTCGTGTATTTCAATTAAGTCTTTACCCAAACTTGATGTTTGTGATTCCAAAAGTAATACACTTTCATTTATCTTGGTGCGTTTATACCTCATATTTCCATAAATACATTCTAAAGTATTTATAATCATATGAAAGAAAAACTAAACCCTGGGGACAGAATCATGCTCTATCATATGGAGAATGAATTTCTATCACCAGGTACTAAGGGTATCGTTCAGAGTATAACAAGAGACCCATTCGAAGATGATGGGTTACTTATTAGTGTTATGTGGGATAATGGAAGTCAATTATCTCTATTATCTAATGTAGATGCGTGGAAAAAATTAAAATCCCCGTCTTTGAACGAATCAACTAGCAATAATCAACAGTTTGCCTACATTCAAGATAATGAATACATTCTTAGAAATTTTGACATCTCGTTCATTCGTAAATTTCTTTTAGATGTAAGAGATAGTGGGATTACCAATATGTTTGGTGCGTCCCCTCTTTTGTATTCAGGTTCAGATTATATTACCACAAAGTTTGGTTCTCCGTATGATATTGAATTCACTTCAGATGAACAACTCAAGGCATTTGAGAGAGTTGTTGAAAATGCTGATGAAGTAAAACTTAAAATCATCAATGGCGTTATGAAAGTAATGGAAAAAAGGGGTGAAGACTTTGATATTGATAAAGTCAAAAGGGAAATTCAAAATGCTTCGAGGAAACTCTTAGCAATGTATATGGTATTTTTCTGATACCAAATCATCCCACAAAAAACCATTTTCATCTTTTTCTGAAATAATAGGAGAATCCGTAAATTGATTAACTATGTATTTTATTTCAGGGTGACTATCCCACTTTAGTGACTGGTCATGGTCTTTTGAATATGAATTATCCACAAAATATTGAATAATAGTATTTGGTTCTAAAGTAAGAACTCCGTTAGCAAACCCTCTTGGGATAAGAACTGCGTGATTTAAATCAATATTGAATGAGTAAACCTTACCAAAATCAGGTCTTTTTTTGTCCACACAGATAACAAAATTTAAAATTGAACCCCATATAGGCTTCATATATTTGGTTTGTTGAAATGGATGATTTTGAAAATGAAGACCCCTAAGTGTAAAGGGGTCAACACTAATACTGGTATTAACTTGAACCCAATTTTTATCTAATCGTTTGTCACCCATCATTATGATAGGTGATGCACAAAAGTTACCACGATAGTCCCCAAAAGTGGGGTGTTCAACTAATATTGGAAAATCCATAATTAATTACTTAGGGGTGCTTCGATTTTAGGGTGGTACAAGTAATTTTCATATTTTTTATTTTTAGAATTGATTCTCCATAAGATAGTTGGTGATGGAATACCCGTTTGTCTCGAGGCTTCAGCCAAACTCTCATAAACAATATCATGAATCAAAATTTGTTTCATATTACTTGGTTTCTTGCCCTTTCTTTTTTCACTTAATATTTTTTTAATTTGATAATGGTGCTTTAATTGTTGGGTGTGATTGGTTTGTTAATATCTTCCAATAAAGTATCCACTTGTAAATCTAACAAACTAACCCCGTGAAGATTTTTCATATTTAGATAATCATTTACACGAATTGTGGTTTTTGCTTCTTTTTCACCATCGGTGATTGTAATTTTGATTTGTAAATTTTCCATAATTTTTATTTTTTAATTTGATAATGGTGCTTTAATTGTTGGGTGTGATTATACTACTGCATATCTCACTAAACACCCAATATGCCCGATTGGTCTATATTCTTCAGGATTATCTAACACCTTTTCTAACATATCTCTAACCATTTGCTTGTCATCTTCATATGTCCTTGCTGGAGCATCAATGTCTTGCGGAAAGTCAGGTGACCATGTTAATGTAATACTTTGTTTTGGTTCATATGTTTCTGGGTTGTAAGTAGTAGGTGCAAATACACATCCATCTTTTACAGGTTGATATAACTCTCCAGGTTCATACATTTTTGGAGTAAATGATATAGTATAAACATAGCCTACTTCACCTTTATGAGGTGGTTCTTCATATGGACCCACAATTTTTCTAGTTTTAACAACAATTGCTTTTTTTCCATCTTCTGTTAAACCTTCAGGTAGTCCTACCCATACTATCTTATCAAATCCTAAATTATCGATTAGTAATGATTCGACTTCAATACGTTGTTCCTCTGTTAATTGGGTTATTGATTTAATATCATTATACCCGTAAGTTTTATCTGCATCTCCGCAGATTGATAATAATTTTTTTGTTAAATTTGATTTCATAATTTATTTTTTTATAATGTTGATTTTAACATCTCCGTTAATAATTTGTTCTTGTACTTTAGATGCTTCTTTAAAGTTTTTACAATCTGATACATCTACATTAATTGATAATCCCAATTCTTTTAATTGTTTAGGTGTTAATGGTTTAATCGGCTCAGGTTCTACAAACTTTGGATAAGTTCGTTTAAGTGGTTCTTTCTTAAAGAAATAATGGGTTATTGATTTAATATCATTATACCCGTAAGTTTTATCTGCACTTCCGCAGATTGATAGTAGTTTTTCTGTTAAATTTGATTTCATAATTTATTTTTTTATAATGTTGATTTTAACATCTCCGTTAATAATTTGTTCTTGTACTTTAGATGCTTCTTTAAAGTTTTTACAATCTGATACATCTACATTAATTGATAATCCCAATTCTTTTAATTGTTTAGGTGTTAATGGTTCAGTCAATGTTCTATTTTTCTTAGAATTTTCTAATAATTTGGCAACAACATATTTACCTTTATTATATCTTTTAATATACGCTTTATAACAATCTCCATCCCAAATATGACAACCATTATTAACCAAATACTTGATATTGGTATCTCCTTTCAAAAACCATTTCAGTTCGGTTATCATTGCTTTAACCGCCATCTTCTTGGTGGTGAGAAGAGGAAAACCTTCTGACATTTTATGTCGAATCTGACGACCAAATACTGATAGGGTACCCGTACCTGTACGGTCCTCTTTTATTATCCCAATATTTAGGATATCTTGTAGGAGTGCTTGATAGCTTTTATCTAAGTTATTCATATTAAAACTTCGCGTAGTTTCTCACACTGTGGTCATGCTCTTGCCATATTGCCGCATGTTTTTCGCTAATTTCATTTTTAGGTCGTGTCTCAGTGAAATAGTAGAGTGCTAAAGAGTAACGAGAAACATCCTCAGGACTTGTAAGTGGGTGAGGGTGTCCATGGAACGCATCATCAGTAATATTGAAAATTACTGCCCGATTGAAAACAGGTTCAATAGAGTGTGTAACTTTAGACATATCTTTTTCCCACAATTCTAAATTTCCTCCCCACTCAGATTTCCAATCTTTATTCAAATACAGGAGTAAATTAATTCTTCGATGAAGTTCATTTTCAGGGTGGACATTGTAATCCGCATGTACGGCTAATCTTCCACCTGTGTTAATTTTATGCATCCCACCACCAACAAATTTGTTATCGGGTAGAATATTATCAATACCAGTTAATGTTTCCAAGAATAAAGTTGCCTCTTTAGAGTTAAGGTAAGATAAAACCTGCCAAGTTTTTGGGGCGGTTTGTTGAATATCATTCAAGTTTTCATCACACCAAGGACTAAAAAATTTATTTACTTGATGTTTTACAGAGTAGGCTGAAGGGTCATACCCCCACATTTCATATTTTTTTACTTCCTCGGCAACCTCATTTACAATATCTTCTTGAATAAAATTATCAATTACAATGTGTGGAAATGGAAATGCGGATTGGTAGCTGGTTTTAAGCAGATTTGATAGTTCAGTATTAATCATTTTTTTTATTTAGTAATAAACATTATGGTTTGTGAGATAGGAAGACGACAAATTGGGATTTGAATTTCTTCTGTAAGAGATGCCTCTTTTTGCATTACCTCATAGAATCCGTCCCGAACTTTGACAGTTGGGATATTTGAGTATTCGTATATGTTTTTATCTGCTGTGTTTGAGATTTTCACAGTTTTGGTGGTGGTATTAAAAGTAAGTGTTACCATAGTTATTATTTGTTTAAGGTTTCATAAAGGATTAGTGGATTTTGTTCTCCGACATACATACCAAGAATGTTAAAATCATAGAAATCCAACGCATCGTCAAAATTCATTTCATCCCTTTCTTGGAGTATTTGTAATATTTTTTCTCTTGAGTATAGTATTCTAGGTCCATTACCAAATTCTTCAACAAGTCCAATTATTGCCTCATCAAATCCAGTGAGAACAACGGCTCCTTCAGCTGTTTCAAAAAGTTCGTCTAAATCCATGAATCAATTATAGTAAAAGTGAAAAACAAAAAAAGAGGTTTGAGGAACTATTTATAACAAAACATCTGATTATGTCATACATGACTATATGGAATCCAAGTGATTCTGAAAAAGAAAATATTCTAAAACAACATCAAACACAATATGATGGATATGCCACTTTAAATACAACAAATAATCTCACACCACTAACAGTACAAGACTTTGCTAAGGACAAGTTAGGTATGACAGTGGGTAATAACGGCAAAGTTCAGGGATTTTCAAATATGGGTATTAACGAACAAATGTACGGTCAAAAACTCGATGTTACCCAAGATTTGGACCCAAAAGCTGGGTTTGATTATGTTCAAGGTTCATCCAATGATATTGATACTTTTGAGGGTATGCACAAGAAACTCTACAAAGAAGACGACATGGAAGAACAATACGATGAAATGGAATCCGCATACAACTTCGGAACAGATGGTCCTGAAGAATTTAATTCAAAGACTGATTTTGATACTATCAATCAAGAATATCAGGACCAACAAGATGTTTTAGATTACGAATCACAACATGATACTGATTCTGATGCTCGTGAGATGGTTGCACGAATGAATAAAATGATGAATAAAGAGTATGATGGTCAAGAAATGATGGGTGGTGAGGATAAAGCCTATAACTTTGTTTCTGATGGACCTGAGGCTGGCGATTCATATGGTGACACAGCGGATGGCGACATTTACGAAGAAGATGAAATCTTGGATGAAAGCACCGTAGAACAGAAAGAGGTTATTTTAGAAATGTTCAAACGAATGTCAAAATTCTAAAGTAACTCACTCGGGACTGAATTAATAATTTCCTCCATATTAAAAACCACAGTTTCTGTGGTTTTTTTTATTTCAATATGTTTGATATTTTCTGTGGGTAACTTTTTCAAAATTCTTAGTATTTCATTTTTTTTAAAATCACTTTGGAAATCTTCATAATTTTTATCGGAATATAAAACCCTTGATGGATAATTGATTATTTCAATATTTTGTTGTCCGTTAAAATTGTAATGAATTTCATTATCGGATACCGCTAAATCCAAGAATAATATAGATTTTTCCGAATTTTTTACTTCGTGAGACAAACTATGAAAATGTATGGGTAACAAAGTATTTTCAACTAAAGTATGGTGAATAATTTTTTCATCATAATTGATTGAATTATGTTGGTCCAATAAATTCGAAAGATTTGTTTGATTATGAGGTGATTCATCATACCAAAAATTTTTTGATAACTCCAAGGTCTCCAAAGAACCAAACCCAAATAATCTAAATCCGTTATCAATAATTTGTGCGTTCCACAAAAGGGGATTATTATTGTATAATGAATGGTGTAAATGAGTATTTTGTAAAAAGTTAGTGTATTGGAATATTCTTGAACCAAAATATGTTTCTTTGGATTGTAATAGGTGTGACCATGCGTAGTTAGTGTGGTTTAAAACCAATGGGATAAAACTTTTGGGGTTGATTTCACTAAAGAGAGACTCAAGGTCAGGAAGTTCATCTACTTTGGAAAAAATAAAAAAATCATCATATTTGAAATCATCAAAATCAAATAGATAAAAAAGATATTCTAAAAAATTATTTCTAAAAAAAGGTGTTTTTCTAAAAGACATCTTGTAAACCTGAATATTGTCTTGGTAGGTGTTTAAATGAATTGGCCCAAAATTTAAAATTATAAATTTTGTAACATGATTTCCCATGTACTCAATTCTTTTATCAAGAAGGTTAATTTCGTTGTAAAAAAAAATAACATCAAAGATTTTCTGTTTCATAGATAGTAATAGTTGAATATTAGTTCAAGGTGTGTTATTTTTGAAGAAAAAATTAAAATGAATTTATCATATCCTTTTGTTGCCCAACACAGAACCGACCTCAATCACATGAACTATTACTATTATGTAAATGCATTTACCGATGATGAGTTAGATACTTTGATTAAGACCGCCAACAAACTTCCTAAACAATCAGGGTTAGTAGGTGCTGGTGACACCTCAACACAATCTGACCATAGGAAAAGTGAAATTTCATGGATTCCTCAAAATGATGATTTTCTTTGGGTTTATGAAAGAATCACTGAATTATCAATTGCGGCAAACGCCCAGATGTGGAATTTTGACCTTTGGGGTTATCAAGATGACCTACAGTATACCCTCTATAACGGTGGTGGCGGACATTACGATTGGCATACAGATGTTGGTCCAGGAATGTCTAACAGAAAACTTTCTTGTGTTATTCAGTTATCGGACCCAAAGGACTACGAGGGTGGTGTTTTAGAAATAAACAATGGTAATATTATTCAAATCCCCAAAGAAAGAGGGTTAGTTTGTTTCTTCGCATCATTCACACTCCATAGGGTTACACCAGTAACATCTGGTAAAAGAATTTCTCTTGTTTCATGGCTATCGGGACCGAATTTCAAATAATTGACATTTCAGAGTTTAATAAAATTGCTAAAGAAGAAGAAGTTTTCTTTTGGCATTTTGTTAACCGAAATGTGAATGATGCAAGTTGTACAAAGAGTTTGGTTATTAAACCCTTGTCGCCAATTAATGGGGAAAAATGTACATCACCCCTTGATATCTTAGTTGAAGAATTGGGTATAAAAGTTTACGAGTCTATTATTGAAGATTCACTACCATTTTTATACAGATTTAGATATGTAGGTACGCAACTTTTTAATCCTACCTGTGGTTGTTACGGACCCAAATTTATAGGTTTTAAAAACGGTCAAAAAATTGCCGGTACCAGTCAAGAAGTGAAATGTTATTGTTTAGAAGGAATCACTGAGGTAATTTATTTAACTGACCCCACAATTTTCGAATAATACTATCGTTCAGTATTCAAAAAGAAAACTTGAAATAATCTACCATTTTCTTTGCTATTACCAAAGTAGTCTAAAGACATATGGTAATTGTCTGCTCGGTACATTATCATTCTATTGAAAAGATTACCAAATCTATCAACCATGTCCCACTTTGTCATATCTTGAAAATCGTCTCCTGGAGGTGCGGATTTAAGATATTCAGGACTTTTGTTTCTATAATCCCAAGTCATCAAATCAGTCTCTTTGTGTTTGAAAATACCTGTACCGGCGGTTATGGGTGCGTCAGGGGTTAAATAAACCAAACAAGCCCAATCGGTGGTTGAATCGGAATGTATCCATGAACGGTCTTTAGCTACTGTATACTGAAAGGACCCAGTGTATTCACCACCCCAAAAGGTGACAGTGCCAGCAATGGGGTATAAAATTTCTTGAATTTTGGCTTTTATTGCATCATTTAAAAATGATTCGGTTCTTTGCCCTGGATAGTTTCCTCTGACTTTAAATTCTTGTTTTAATGCAAATTCTCTAACTTCCGTAGGGTTAGAATAAAAATCATCGATTACTAAAGAGTTGATTCTCATATAATTTTTTTAGAAAAATAATCATTTTGTTTAAATAAGAAAAGTATTTTCTATGGATTTAATATATTTGTTTAATAAAGTTTTATTATGGAAATTTTAGAGATACTAAATTACAATATCAACTTAAAATCTAATATTCTTGATGTTTCATTCAGGACCATAGAAGATGCTGAGGATGAACAAAGAACCGATAAAATAGATTATTCTTTAGTTGAAGAATATGGTTATGACATCACCACCGAAGATTTTGATTTTTTCGAAGACATTGATGATGATGACGATTATGAAGACGAAAGTGATTATGATTTTGAAGAGGACATTACCGTTGATGAAGAGGAACTCATATCTTTTCTGAACGAGTATTACCTTGTTAACCCTGAAAATCTACCAAAACCAACAATCTATTAAGGTCCGACTCTTGTTAGAGTAAATGTGGTGTGTAAATTCTCGCCCATCTCAACATTGGGCCAATATCCTTTGGTCTGAATAATCAAATGTTCGTACCCATCATCAATAATGGTGAATGTTGAGGTAATCCAATGTGTGTTACCCCCCTTTTTATATTCATATGTGAACTGTAAGTCACCAGTGTAAAAGGGTGTCCCGTTTCTAATATAATACGGTGTGGGTCCAATCTCCCATATATCCCGACCACCAAAGTCCACACCCATTCTTTTCATCATTACCATCGAATAGTCAAAGTGTAGGAAAAAATTACCGATGACTAAGGTATCAAAAGGATAAGGGAGCTCAGAGATAAAAGTATCTGCAGGATAGTAAGTTCTATTTGGGGATACATCTTGGTCTGTAGGATACATCTGAATGAGGTTAATCACATACTTACCACTTAAGGTAGGAGTTTTCGTTTCAGTGGTGTAAACCTCACAACCTACAACAAAAAAGACAATAAATACCCATAGTTTCTTCATAAAAAAAAATATAACACTATTTTATGGGTAATCAAAATATTTATCTTTATGGATTTGAATGTTGATAATATAATAAAGACCATATCTAAGGTTTTATCATCCAAAAATGAGATGGTAGAACAAGAGGACTCTGCTGAAACGGGGGGTTCTGCTGGTTCAAAATCAAGTGCCAAATCATGGGAGTCGGGAAGAAAGATGGGTAAAACTTATGGTGGACATGGATATGTGTGGAAAAGTGACAGGTCTATGGGTAAAACTTATATGGGTGACCCCAAATATAAATGGGACACTGGAGTTTCAAGAGGTAAAGCCAATCCGCTGACATGAGTAGAAACAAAAAAGTTTTGAATGACATTCTTGTGAGAATGTTTTATGACACAAAAAAAACCAACGGTGAAAATATATCATTAATTGAACAAAGAATCCCCTCTTCGGTTCCTATTAGTGATAGACTAAGTAGTGTAAATGTTATTCCACCAGCTATGCAAGTTAGAATGAAAGACCCTGAAGGAGTTTCAAAGTCTCTCGCAATGGAATACATCCTTCCTGAAAAACCCGAAAAACCTGTCAAGGCAATGAGTGTTGCAACCACACCAGGAAAAGTCACAAGTGATGAAGATTTCCAATGGAAATTACCCTATTACTCTCCAAGAGCCGAAATACTACTTTGTAAAAAATCATCATGTGTTTGTTACGGTAAAACAAAAAAAATCCCTTTTTGTAAATCAAAGACGGCGAAAACAGAATTTGAAAAAATTTATGATTTGGATTCAAAAGAATATTCAACAAATCATAAAGCAATGGTGGATATTAGTGATATTTTGACAGACCCTCACATTCTTTTACCTTTAGCCTCTGTTGCCGCAACATTTGGTTTCGCGGGAGTTGTGGGAATTGTTGTTGGTGGACTTTTGGAATTGGCAGATGTGAATTTGTATGTAAAAGAAGGTAATGAACTAGCGGCAGGATTAGGTACATTATTTTTATTAATACCAGGTCACCAGTTGGCACAATTCATTCCTGGTTACAAAAATCTAACTAGTGGATTTATTAAAAATTTATTGAAAAAAGTTTCAAAAAAATTACCTTTAAACCGAACCGAAGCGGGGGTGGTTGAGGCTATTAATAAGAATAAAGATGAGTTAGTAAAACTAACGACAAAAATTACTGCTCGCTCATCTACTTTAGCCATCACTTCAAAAATGAATCTGAAACAGTTACTTCTTTATTGTTTGTATTTGATAAGAGCAGGTTTGATTACAAGTAAATGGACAATTAGAATCGGAGGGGTAATTTATACTGTTGCCGCTTTAGCCAAGAAAATTGGTGTCATTTTGGTTGGTGTTAATGATAAAACCCAACTCACTGTAGAACAAAAAAAACAACCAATTTCTGAAATAAAAAAATTAGAAGAGGATGTTAGAGAAGAAGTTCGAGATAAAGCGATTGATGAAATCGAAAAAACGGACAGCTCTCAAAAACAAATGGACATTGTTAAAATAAACATTAAGTATACAACAAACCAAGACTCAATTAATGCGTTTCATGGGATATATTAAGTCAAAGTTAGATATTTATAGATTATGGATAAAAAACTCATTACTGAAATTTATAGAATAAGAGAAATTATCTCAGGTAAAAATATTCTTTTGGAACAACCGATTCCACCTAAATTATCGCAAGAAATTTTTGATTTTGCCCTAAAACAAGGGGATGAGTTTATTGATTTCATAACACCAATTGCCCAAAAAGAGGCTCAAAAGGTTGGTGTTGTGACAGATGATTTAATAGATATTTTCACCAAACAAATTGATGATTATGATGCAGGATTCTCATTCGTGAAACAATTTTCTGATGACTCGTTGAGACTTATTTTAAGAAATGCCACAACTGAAGAATTTGTAGAATTTCTTTTGAAATCCAAAATAATTCCAAGTCAAATAGTTAATATTACCTCCTCCACAATAAAAAAAGTGACAGAATTAGGAAGGAAGGGGACTCCAGTTTCTGAAGAATACATCGAAGCTACAGTAAAAAATTATGAAACGACTCTTGAAGAATTGGATTGGTTAAGTGATGAAATGAAAGAAGGATTGGTTTCAAGATTTAGGAAACAACTCAATCAAGCAAGAGTCCCTTCATTAGCCAAAGTAGGGACGGATGTTACTCCTGAAGCGGTACTTAGAAATGTTTTTGGGGAAAATACATTCAACTCTTTAAAGGGGATGAAAGATTTTCAAGTTGAGCTTCGTAGAATCGAAACAAAACTAAGAGGTAAAACTTGGGATGAGGCGGTAGAAGAGGTAGCATCTCAAATTGACAATATTTTACGAGATGAGAAATTCAAATCTTCTTTAGGAAAATTATCTCCTGAACAATCCAAATACTATGGTGGCATTTTTACCAGGGCTAAAAATGCATTAGTTGTTTATAGAAAAGAACTCGACACAACAGGTTTGGGTAAACAAAAAGTTTATGCGAAAGCTCCCGATGGAAGTTATATTTTAAACTTACCTTCAACACTCTTGAGAGCGAGTACTGCTCTTTTTGGAATTATATTGTTTATAGAATTTTTATATGCTTTCGTCACTAAAGGACCTGTTTCGGGAACGTCATTTTTTTTAACTAATAAACTTGGTGATGTACTATCAGGGATAAAAGGGAGTCTTGGTACTATAACAAAAACATTTTCAAAAGTTTCTGAAGAAGAGGCTAAAGATTATATGCAAAATACTATGAAGATTGACCCTAAAAATTACTTTTTTGAAGTTGATAACAAAGACCCAAATAAAATGATTGCTTTGTGGGTAGGTGAAGGAGATGATGTTGATTATCTTATTTACAAAGAAGACACTGTATTAGGTCATAAAGTTTACACCGAAGAGGATAGAAATAAAAGTATGTTTAATATTTTTAATTAATGATGTTATGTTAAACGAACAAAAAATCCCCACTTCAGCGTATGATGCGCGTGAACAAGGTTGGAGGCCTAAAAGACCTTCTTGTTCGGGTAAATTACGCACTGTAGTTTTTGGTTCTGTGACTTGGTATAAGTGTGAAATTGATACGCAAGATAATTCATCAACTGAAGAACCTGAGAATACTACCGAACCAACGACAGAAAATGAATTGGATAAAAAAGTTGAAGAGTTTGAAGAAAAAATACAAGAAGTTAAAACCAGTGTAACTTATAGAAAGGCATTGGAAGAACTTAATATACTCGTAGACAATGTAAAAAATTCAACAGTTAGTGCCGCTGAAAAAGTAAAACTGCAATATAATTTGTGGGTTTTAAGAAATAAGTTGGAAGAGAAAAACCCAACGAGTAAACCACAAATTGTCCGTAACGACCTTTCACAAACATATAAGTCATGTACCGGTTTCAATCAATTGGGTTGTAAATCAGAATCAATTAAAAAAGTACAAGAATGTTTAGGTTTGGAATCAACAGGTAATTTCGATAATTTAATGTATAATAAATTGGGTAACTACGGTTGGCAAAACGGTTTCAATGATTCCGATGTTAGCCGTGTTTGTAATTTAATTAAAAAAACCAACGAAATGAATCTTGAGGTGGAAAAACAAAAAAAGGAAGCCGAAGATTTCTATCGCAAATTTCCGAAAACATCCAGGGGTTCTGAGATTTTAGACCTATCATAAGTGTATTTATCGTATAAGATATGAAAAGAATTAAAATTACTACAGAAGAGAGAAACTCGATACTTGAAAATCACAACAAGTATAGAGATGTTCTAATGGGTCATCTTTTTGACAAATCTTTGGTTTCCGAGCAAATTGAAGATGTTACCGACCCGAAACAATTTTTAGCATTAGCACAACAAAAGTGTACCAATGAAGCTATCAGACAATCCAAACCAGCAACGAAAGATGGTAAAAACGCATTGTTATACCGTCCAACAGAACAAAAAATGTCAGGTGACAGAGTCATTTGGGATAGAGGTGATGAGGTATATTTCTTTGGAGATGGAACTTTCTTAGTAACAGTTAGTCAAGGAGGAAAAACAGGTGTAAGAAGCGCTGACAAGTGGTCGTGTAAAGGATTGAATGTTAAAGAAGACAGATTGAATAATCTAATTGCAACCCTTACAAAGGATATCAAGCAAGGTGGTTACGGATACTTTACCTATGACAATCTACCTGCTGGTTATGAGGTACCTGCAAACCAAGGAGACCAAACAGTTCTTGAAATCATTCAAGTTGGAACAACCAAACTTTATAGACCCAAAGCGGCTACAATGCAACCTGGTGCGACGACTTCAAAAGAATCTGAAATCATTGATTCTTATTTAAATTCATTTGGAATTGAAAAACCTGAAGAGGGAAGAGGTCCTTGGAAGTACGAAAATGAAATGACCGAGCAAGAAAGACAAACTTGGTGGAGTGGACGGTTAGTCATCCCGAAAAGCGCTGGTCTCACTAAAAATATTGTAATTTATCTTAATCCAAGTAAAATTGATAGAAAACAATTACTTAAGATTACTCGGGACCAACAAAAAGAAGGTGAAAAAATATACAATGAAAAGTATTGTGGTAGAGTTATTTTAGCTTACTACAACTCTTGGAGAAAACCGCCACCTGAAGAACCAGACTTCGGTACTTTAGAAGCGATGAAAAAAGAAGTTAATGCTTGTTTGAAACGAGACCACAAATTTGGTACTATGGGAATTGGTGGAAAGAATGTTGAAAAGGCAATCTTGGCTCTTCGTGAAAAATACACAGGAGACCCCAAATTCCCAACACTACCAAAATCGGGTCGTGATGTTAATAGACCCGTCGTAAAACAACAGTTCACACCAACAGGTGAGGTTGAATACCAATTCGATTTTAGATTAAATCGTTAAGAAATCTTCCGAGGAAACTCGTGTTGATATAAACACGTTAAAAGAAAGGGGTGTGTTTATCTATTAAAGGGGGTCAGTGACCCCCTTTTTTTGTCACTATTTCATCGATAATACCATAATCTAAGGCTTCCTGTGAATCGAGCCATAAATCGCGTTGTGCGTCTTGTTTGACCTGTTCAGAGTCTTTTCCACAGTAGTCACCGAGAAGAATAAATAGAGTGTCGTTAATTTTTTTCCATTCTTTAAATGTAATCTCAGCATCCTGAATATTTCCGCCAGCACCACCAGATGATTGGTGTAGCATTGTACGGGAGAATCGAAGTGAACTTCGTTTTCCTTTAGTTCCCGCTCCCAACAATATCGAACCCATAGAAGCGGCAAGACCAGTATTCACGGTACGGATGTCACATGAGATATAATCCATAACATCTACAATAGAAAGTCCTGATTTTACACTTCCACCTGGAGAATCTATGTGCATTGTAATATCTGTTTTATCGGCAGAATCTAAGAACATTAGTTGTGCCTGAACAATTGTGGACATATTATCATTGACTGGTCCTGCAACCCACAAAAGTCTATCTCTCATCAATCGAGAAAAAATATCTATTTGAGTTGCTCGAAGTTCACGCTCTTCCAAAATATAAGGGGTTAGTGAGTTTTCGATTTGTTTCTCGAAGTTATACATTGTAAGTGAAGACACATTGTAATCACTCATTGCGTACTTTTTGAATTCTTGGGAAATGTTCATCCGTTGTATTTTAAATTATTTGAGTTAACAAAGATAAGGTTTAAATTTATAACTGCCAAACCAATTGTTAAAAGTTGTTGTAAGAAATAATTTGTCCCGTTTATAGTTTTTGTGAATTCAAAGTATTTTTTAACATTCACATTTGAGAGTTGTTTCTCAAAAAATACTAAAATCCGAGGATATCATCAACTATTTCCTCGGAGGTTAGCAATTTCCATTCACGAGGATGTTCGTAAGACCAGAATTTTTTCCATAAACCAAACCAAGTTGTGTTTTCAACTCTTTGGTCTCCAATACTACGGAAATCCTGACTAGTTTTTGGATAACGCCCTATGCTATAGACTTTGTAAAATTCGAAAACATCTGTAGAGAAATAGTTTTTATTACGATGATTCAATTCATCGAAATGAGTTCTTATTACAGGCTTGCAACCGTGTAAATCGGTGTACAACAAACATTTTTCATACCACAAAGTAGCCTCTTTTAAATCATGACTATCGATGTTGAATAAAACTAATTTTTCTCTGTCATCGAATCTATGGTGAAAGATTTGTACTAATCCGTGGTTTACATCTAACTTATAAACTAAAAGTTCGAAGTCATAATAAAATTTCACATCATACTGAAATACTTGAACTCCATAACAAGAAGAAGGTTCTTTAATTAGATGATATCCCTCTAAATAATATGATTCAGTAGAATTCTTAGGATACTCTCTTATTTCTACATAGTAATAATTATCAGGACCTTCTACTCGAACCCTAACTCCATTTTCTAAAAAATAATGAATTCCAACGTTATTTATTTTCGTATACATAATCTCCAATAACTAATTTATCAATCACTTTATTTTTAAGGTGAACAAAAGCATTTTCGGGGTGCTCAATAATGGGTTCGTTATGAGCATTGAATGAGGTGTTAAGTAGTAATGGGATTCCTGAGAGTTCGTAGTACGAATTCATAAGTTCCCAAACTTTGGGAAGATTTTCTTTTTCCACTACCTGAGGTCTGGCAGTTTTATCCGATTTCTGAATTACTGCGGGAATTTTATAAATCCATGGTTCATGGGTTGGAAATGTTAAAGTCATAAACTGAGCGGCATACTTGGATTTTGCGGTCGGGAAAACCGTTTCAAAAAACTCACCCATTATCATTGGTGCAAAAGGCATTGTATCATATCTTTTCAATCTTCGATTTAACTCTGCGTGGGTATTGTAATCTGTAGGTCTTACCAAAATACTCCTTGCTCCCAAGGAACGTGGTCCAAGTTCCATTTTACCTTGAAACCATCCAATAATCAAACCTTTATTTAAATCCGTCGCAATTTCATCAACAATATATTTTTTAACTAAAAAATCATGTTTTGTAGCCAAGTTTATAACTTCTTCATCTGAATAATCAAAACCAAAATATACATTTTTAAGTTTTATTGGTTTTGTAATTTCACCTAATTCAACTGCTTTATGAATTGCCGCGCCTAAAGAAAGCCCTTCATCACCCATTGGAGGAAGAATGTATATTTCTTCAACCCACGGTAATTCATTTATTTTTTGGTTCAGTTTAACATTTGCAAAAAGACCACCTGAAAAACAGAGTTTCTTGTAGTCGGGCATTCTCTTGTGTAGGTCGTCGATAAATCTCAACATCAATTCTTCAGTAAAGTATTGTAAATTAAAACTGAAAACTTCTCGTTTTTTAAGAGTGTCAAAAAAACCTTCTTCGAGTAATCGTTCCATAACAAACTTCGTTTTTTGGTCAGTTCCCGAAGGATAAAATTTCAAATCATTATATGATAGGATACTATGTAGAATTTTTTGGATTCTTTCATCGTAATAACCATCAGGTGCCATTCCCATGACCTTACCTTCATCCTTACACATTATCCATTCAAACCTACAATTTGAATTACGACCCATCATCCAATTTGTTATAAATCCCCAGAGTTGTGAAAGACTGCCAGAGTTAGTTCCGGATAATCGATGAACTTCATTCATCTTACCATCCTCACATACATAGACTCGCATAAAAGAAGATTCTCCACCACCATCATGTGAAATTGAAAGTACTTTTCCTTCCATTCCACTTGTAAAATAAGCTGCGGTATTATGTGCAAGGTGGTGAGACACTTTAGAATAATTATCATTAGTTAATCTCCTAGCATATACCGGTGGTGCTGGCTCAGCAAAAACCACATAATCAGCATCTTTAAGTTTTATATTAGTTCTATCTTCGACAGCCTTTAGTGATAAATCGGGGTACGCCCCATAATCTTCTCCCGATTTAATTCGTTTGATTCTCTCTTCTTCTACTGCATGTATTATTTCACCGTCAACAATCAAAGTTGTTGATGGACTATGTCCAGCTGCGAAAAGACCATAGATTACACTCATAATAAAATTAATTTTTACTAATAATATAATTTTCAGCTATTAGAAAATCTAAATTACAATCTAAAAAAGATTTAATAGCATCAAATGGTGTTTCAATCATTGGTTCGTGACCACCATTGTAGCTAGTGTTCAACAAAACAGGGATTCCAGTTTTTTCGTAAAATTTATTTATAAGTTTGAAAAACTTTTCATTACTTTTTGGTGTGACAGATTGAAATCTTGCGGACCCATCGATATGGACTACCGCAGGGATTCTTTCTTTCCATTCATCTGCAACAGTTGCGGTAACTAACATAAATGGAGAAAAATAATCAGTTTGGAATATTTCTTTCTGTAAATCAAAAATTACTGCAGGTGCAAAAGGACGATACCATTCTCTATGTTTATGGTCATGGTTAACTCTGTCTTTCATCCATTTTGATGTGGGTGACGCAATAATTGAACGATTTCCCAAAGCTCTAGGTCCAATTTCGGAACCTCCTTGGAACCATCCGATAACTTTATTTTCAACAAGTCTGTCAGTTATGGTTTCAACAATATCATCAAAATTATCCCAATATTCTACTCGGAGGTTTGGAAATTTACTCGTAGCTTCTTCAACATCTCTATTTGAATACTTTTTACCAAAGTAGGGCCACAATGGAAATGTTTGTTGAATTTCAGCAACTTGTTGATATGCGTACCACGCACATCCAAGAGGAATACCACTGTCATCAGCTGGAGGGACGAAAAATGTATTTTCGAATAGTCCTGAATTTATGATAATTTCATTAGAATTACAATTTAAAAAGGAACCCCCTGCAGTACAAACATTATTTGAGTTTGTGAGTTTTTTAATCATATCTGCCAATATCAGGGATGATTTTTCTTGTTCTCTTTGATAAACCCCTGCAACATTAGCTTTAGTTTGAAAATCATTTCTCCAAGTAATATGTGGAAGAATCCCACCGTTTGGTATATGAATGTCATCGTTTTCATATTTTATGTATTCAGGGAAATTCTTTACAAATTCTGAATTTGCATATGAAGCTAATCCCATAAGTTTACCTGCCGGCCAAACATTACTGTTGGGTTCATATATCAATTGTAAACATCCCTGTGAATACATAGTACCTAACGACACTCCATCATTACTTTCAAGGGGCACGGGATATTTTATCCATTTCTTGTAAACTTCACTATGACCACTTCTGGTAAAATGATACAAAGAAATACCTTCAGTCCAATCTTCACCCTCATTGAGTCCTTCATGTGATTTTTCAGGATACCATTCACCAAGTTTAGTTTTATGATTTAAAATTGAACCCGATGCATCTGCGACAATAACTGCAGCTTCATCGAAACCTGAAGAAAAGAAAGAAGAATATGCGTGAGCCAAATGATGAGGCATGAACACAAGTTTCTTTTTTGGTACTTGGAAGATTTTATTGAAAAGTTCGTATGTGTTATCGACCAATTCAGTTGAACTGTAAACAATGAGGTCTAAATCATCTACGGTAATATCCAATACGGAAAGACAATACATAATAGACTCCACGGGAATTGCACCACCTGTGAATGCTCCATCATGTTTTCTTCTTGTAAGTCTTTCTTGTGTTATTCCAACAATTACTTGACCATTTTTGATTATTACAGCACCTTTATCGTGCCCAACGGAGAAACCTAAGACTGTCATATTTTTATTAATTTTCAGTTTTATCTTTATCACTAAGAGCTACTATAGTTCCTTCAACAATATCCATTTCTAAATTTTGCACGTGAATTTGATTTTCCAAACGGTAAATAACAACTTTGGTTGTGTTTTCTCCCATGTCAACACCTGAATCGGGGACAATATCAACAACAATACCTTGTTTGTCATCTAAAATTAAAGAGAGTGCTTTGGAAAACAAAAGTGAGGCGTTCATCAAATCTTGATGACTGAGTGGGTTATTTGTATTCATGTATATTTTTTTCTTTAATATTAGAAAAAATCTTTAAGAAAAAAAGGTTTCTTTGAAACTGTCCCAAACATCATTCAAAGTTGTTTCTTCGTCCACAAAATTAGGTTGATATGGTTTCCGTCTTAACGGCATTCGTGCCTCATCAGGAGTCTTATTTCCCTTTTTTAAATTACAATTTTGGCAACAAGTGACTAAATTGTCCCACGTATTTTTTCCACCTTTTGAGCGTGGTATAACATGGTCAATTGTCAATTCTTTTTTGGAACCACAATAAACACATTCATTATTATCTCTTCTAAAAACTCGGTGTCGATTTACTCTGATTCCTGAACCTCTGTAATTTATGTATTTTAAAAGACGAATTATTAAAGGTCGTACATATGTGTGGGTAAAAGTGGTAATAGGATTTTCCGCTGATTTGATAATTTCAGCTTTTCCATTTACGACCAAAATAAACCCCCTCTGAACTGATGTGACATTCAGTGGTGAGTAGTCAAAGTTCAAAACAAGTACTTTTTGCATGTGACAAATATATTAAAAAAACAAGAATAAAAAAGGGGCCCGAGGACCCCTTTGATATTTTGATGTTGTTTCAGGTCCCGCAAAACACATCGTTTAAATTTAATTTGAAAACGAGCGAGTTTATTAAATAATTTAGATGATAATGTGTTCCAAAAACTGTACATAAACCATAAATATTCATAATTTAGTGTATTAATTTTTAGAATTTTATTATATTTAATATAAACAGGGTAATTGAAATGACAACTGAGAAAATGTACGAATCTTATGGTTTTGACGCCCACCAAAAAGGTTTTTTTGAGGAATGGAGAATGGAGACTTCTTCCATTATACAGAAAGACCCCAAAATGAATCGTGCCGATGCCGCAAGTAAGGCATATGAACGACTTCACGAACAGAAAGTTGCTGAAAGAAAGGCACAACAAAAGTTGTCTCTTTAGTTTTTCTTTCTATATTTGTGGGTAATTAGGGGTGTATCTCAGGTTTAGGACCGCGTGGATTCGCAAGTTCGAGACCTGTCACCCCTACAAAATTTTTAAAACTATGAAAAAATTTATCAACGAATTGTTTTTTGCCTTCAGTCAAGATTTAAAAGTTGAGATTATGATTCATTGTAACACCGTAACAAGCATCTAAATTTATGTCTTATATTATTCTGAAAGAAACTTCGGTTATGAGCCAAAAAATAACAATTTTGGTAAACGACAGTGAGGGTATACCCATTGAATTCGAGACTTTCGAGTCTGCGGATAAAATTGCAAAATTGTTTGAGTCCAACTCTTTGAGTGGAAACAAATACACCGTGAAACAATTGTCTTAATGGCTCACCCATTTGAACATTCAAAATCATCCGCGAGGAAATTTGGTGGTAAACCCGAGGATTATCATCATCTACATCAGTGGATGGATGAAACTAAAGGTTGGTTTGGAGATTCTTTACATAGAATCTTTCGTCACCATAGTGAAGGTATTTTCGAAATGGAAAGAGTATTTGGAGTATCTTTTGTCAACTCTGAAAGTCGTACCGTTTACACTCGATATGTTGGTGAACAACATGTCAAGGAAGACTGTAACAACTATATTCCAACAGCAAAGGAATGGATTATTGGGTTGCAGACTAATCCTAAACCAATTTGGATGACACGGACATTAAAAATTGAGTCGGCTGATTGATATTTATAATTTATGCGGACAACTGAAGAACAAAGAATGTTAAACTTTCTGTGGAAATATGGAAATTCTGAGGGAAGAAAATATTTAAGATGGGACTTTAACTTTGATGATAACCCTTGGGACGAACTGAATATTTCTGAAGAAGATTTTGACACTGATATGAATTTTATGGGGGAAAGTTTGACTATTCCAACAAAAATCAGAGATTTTCTTTTTAAATTCTATGAAGAAAAAATTGAACCTGAAGTTTTAGTAAGTTTTAATAAAATACTAAATACCATTGATTCTGATGAGGCATCAAATTATGAATTATCTATTATAATGGACCTACGGAAACGGAAAATTTCAGTAAATACGCAATTAGACTATTGGACTCAGTGTGATGAACAAATATTCGAGTTAGAACTCCCTGATGAGGTTTATGAATCTTTGATTGGTGTTATGGGTGATAAAAAAATTCAACGAGTCGAGGTTTCATATGAAGGTAGTGGTGATGATGGCGCAGTTTCGGATACTTTTATGGTTCAAGGTCAATATTTTGATACACCACCCATAGTTGAAAGATTTATTAGCCAAAATCTTCCTGGTGGTTGGGAAATTAACGAAGGTGCACAGGGTTTTGTTTATTTTGATTTGGAAGACAAGTCTGTAACAATCAATCATGTTGAAAATATTTATGAAAGTGCTTCAGATACGATTGTGGAGTTGGATTTCTAAAAATTTCTTCCTTATATTTGTGGTATTAGTAGCCTCGGTGTTGTAAAGGTAGCCAAGTTTGACTTAAAATCAAATGGACCGAAGGGTCCGTGCGGGTTCGAGTCCCGCCCGAGGTACAAATTTGTGTGGTAGCTCAGTGGTGAGAGTAGAATGCTTATACCATTCAGGTCATGGGTTCGAATCCCATTCACACAACTATGACAAAAGGTTCATTTTTTAAACCACCATTTCAAACAATGTTTGATAAATTTTTACCTGAAGCCAAGTATCGTGGATACAGAAAAATGGCATATTTTGAGTACAACGAAGAAAAATCTATCTTCGAAAGCAAATCAGGTTTCTACCTAACAATTGATAACCCTCAGGACTTGACAAAAACAAAGGTGGAAGACTTTTATGAGGTTTGTGAAAAATATTTGGGAATCAAAGTTTTACTTGAATCTGACGACGCGGCATCTATATTTTAAATAAAAAATGTTACCACCAAAAAAAATTATTTTTGATGTCGGCGCCAACGATTGTTCAAATTTCATCCAAGAAGTCAAAGACAACTCGACTACTCATTTACATGCGTTTGAACCTACGCCTCGTTTTTTTGAACATGTCAGAAAATCGTATTCACACCTTAAAAATTTACACTACACTCCATTTGCCGTCGGTGATACTGAACAATTTACTATTTTAAATGTCGCGGGTCAAGCGGATTGGGGTTGTAGTTCAATTTTACAATTTTCCGATAAATCTCAAACTGATTGGGATGGCCGTGAAGATTTTGTGGTTACAAACCAAGAGGAAGTTAAGGTAATAAGATTAGATAATTACATTGAAAAAAATAAAATACCAAAAATCGATTTTTTACATGTCGATACTCAAGGTTTTGATTTGAAAGTCTTGAAGGGAATGGGGAATTTTCTTTCTATTGTCAAAGAAGGAATGGTTGAAGCCGCAGCAAAACCAAATATTCTTTACTATGGTCAAAATACATTAGAAGAGACACAACAATTTTTAATTGATAATGGATTCAAAATAGTTGCTGTCACTAACAACGACCACTTAGGTAATGAAGTTAATATTCATTTTGTTAGGGAGAAGAAAATCAAAATTTTTATCGTAACCTATAACAACCCTGTATTGTTAAACGAATGTTTAGACTCTATATTTTTTAATGTTAATCAACAAGAATTATCTAATTTACAAATTTTTATAATTAATAATCATTCAAATTTTGTTCTTAACGAAAACTACGTTGGTAAAGTCACTATATTAAATAACGAACTAAGACCTGATTTTTCAACGGGACATTTATCTCGAAATTGGAATCAAGCAATCCTCAATGGATTTACAGATTTAAATGACCCTCATTGTGATATTTTAATTACTTGTCAAGATGATACAATTTTTTCAAATCATTTTATAAATAAAACAATCAAATTACACGAACAATACGATTTAGTAACTTGTGGTTCTGGTGATAATTTTGTTAGTTACACTCCAAATGCCATCCGTAGGATTGGTCTATGGGATGAGAGATTTTGTGGGATTGGATATCAGGAAAGGGATTATTTTTTTAGGGCGGTGAAATACCATACAGAAAAAGTTTCAATTAATGATTATTGGCACAATTTTTTACATAATCCAATCGATAAAAATGATAATCCCATAAAAGAAACATTGACAGGATATCAAAGATGTGACGAAAATCATTTTAACTCTTATGATTATCATGTCGTTAGCAGTCAGATTTTTTTCTTAAAGTGGGGTAATGTACCACATTTAAATTTAGAGGTAATCTTATCTAAAGAACCTAAGTTACCTTCATTTATAATGTATCCTTACTTTGAAAAAGATGTCGAAACCCTTTGGGAACAAAAATTTTTATACAAATTACCCGATGGATACAGAGGTTATGGGGATTATTATTTGTACAATGAAGAATAAATTTTGTCTTTAAAAAAATTTTTAATATCTTTGTGGTAAAGATAAAATTTTAAATTATGGCAAAATATAAATTATTGGTGAACGGATACGGACTTGATGGTTCCGCCCACACCTTAACTGACGAAGAAGTCCAAGCAATTCTGTCTTTCAAAGAAAAAGAAGGACATAAAACTTTGGATGAAATGTATATGGACCTCCCTGAAATCTTGGAGGATTACGACCACTACATGACCAACTATTGGGTTACCACAACTACTCTGGCTAATGACAGTTGCCATTTTGTTTTGGTAAACGAAAAGGACGAGGTGATTTGGGACGTTAAATTTGAAGATTTGGACCGAACAATGGAAAATTTTGAATATCCTGAAAACGCCGATGACCACACTAAAGAAATCGATGCATATCCTCATGAAGGTAAAGAAAACATTCTTTTGGTTTATGAGACAGTTAAAGGAACAATGTTGAATCTTGAAATCGAGTCTGAAGAAGAACCAAAACCAACAGATTTTGCGGTGACCGTCCAATCTATGGAAACACCCCAATACGAAGAAGAACTTGTTTCGAAAGTATTTTTTAAGGGGACTGAACTCGAGCGAAGTTTCGATGAAGAATTCTTTCGGGGTAAAAGTTTGACTGTGGAACTCTTTACAATGGACGACCTTGACAGTGACGATGATTGGGATGCCGACGAAGAAGAATAATTTGTTAACTTTGAAAAAAAAATAAACTATGGGAACTAACTATTACAGAGTACCGAAAGGTGATGAAATGATAAAGCGGGAGCAAAAACTGAGACGGCGTATCAATGAGATGGATTCAATCAATCCGTCTCAAATCGAACGAGGATTTCGTTCAATATCAGTTGGTGAGTGGGATTACATGTCACCTTGGGAAGAATTCTTGGATGAAACCAATATTCATTTGGGTAAACGAAGTTCGGGTTGGAAGTTCCTGTGGAATTGGAATGATTCAAAACACTATAAGACCAAAGAAGAACTCTTTGAGTTTATCCGAAATGGTCGTGTGGTTGATGAATACGGAGAACTTATGGGTCAAGAAGAATTCATTCAAATGGCTCTTCAGTGGGGTCAAGAGGATGGATGGGATATTGAAACATATTACAAGGAAAATCCTTCGCACCGTATTAGTTTTATTCACAATAAAAAACACGAGGAATATCTTGATGGTCTTCGGGTTTCTACATCAACTGAATTCTCATAGTATGGCGTAGTAGCTCAATGTTTTAAATCCACTCGACGCTACAAATACCTTTATCATGAAAGTGTATCACACATATATCATTCATAATGACCCCCCCTCTTATTTGGAACTTTTGGTTCAACTTATCTCCGTGTGCAATCACAAATATGTGAACCCTGATGTTCCGTTTGTCTTTGCCACGGATAAGAAGTCTTTAGGTTTTTACGAAAAATTGGGGATGTTAGATTTCTACGATGAGGTGGTTACTGATTTTTTTGATGATTATCCATATGAAAGGGTTAGTGATGCTTTTTGGGCGACGCCAAAACTATGGGTTATGTCTAAGGTAAAAACACCTTTTTTGGTTATTGATACCGATTTGATTTTAAACACACCCATTAGTAAGTTCAATGACAATCAAATGGTATATCTTCACAGGGAGTTACAATCGGGTTATTTAAGACCCTCAGAGGTAAGTGTTTCTCCTTCTTGGAAATGGGGTAAAGACAAGAAATACTTCAAGCAGTCACTTCCGATTAATGTATCGGTTTTATATTTCAATCATCAAGAGTTTAAGGATTTTTATATTAAGTCATATTTTGATTTTGTGTTGGATAACTCAGGTGAATTTGATTACAAGGATGATGATTATGTTGACAAGACTGCGATGCAGACTTTTGCTGAGCAGTATTTGTTATCGTCGATGGTTTTAAAATACCATAAAGAAATCGATGGTAATTTCAAATCAAGGTCTTTGTCTGACACTGTTCATTCCTTTGGACATTATTACGATAACGGAGATTTCGATTTACCTGTGGATTCTCCTTTGGGGAAATATATCTATCATTTGTGGGGTGCTAAGAATTTCATCGAAAATCCTTCTCATTTTTTTTATGTGAACGCTTATGAGACGGTAACACTAAGGGGTGAAGAATACCTCAGGGAAATTGGTAGTTGGGAAAAGGTTGGTAAAATATTCACCTATTTCAAAGACCAGCTACCTAAACCCTATTAAAAATTACTATATTTGCAATTATGAAAATAGATAGAAAGAAACTTGCTTGGTTTTTAACAAATATCCGTCACGATGCTGAGAAGGATAATATTAAACTCACCAATACGGACATTGCCAATCATCTTGGAACTTGGATAGAAAAAAATCCAGGGTGTATTGATATTCATGGTGTTAGTGACCCTGGTAGGTTTTATTATTCAACCGTTGGTTATGGAGTATTCTCTTTGATGGGTGAAAAATACCGTATGGGAAGGGTTGAAATCTTTGACAGTCAGGACGAATCAGGATATGCTGTTGATGAGGGTATCTACACGATGCCGTTCATTGCCGCAAACCAATTCGAAGAGTTCATTGATTCACTACAGACCGATTTACCAATTCACATTGAAATCGGTTCTCATAAGTGGTGTGAAAACGAGTGTGCCAAATCACTTGGTTTTGAAACCCCTGATGAGATGAGCGACCCTGAAAAAATCAAGGAGTATCGTAGAAAGAAAAACGATGATTATGCCCGTACAAGGGGATTCAAAGACTATGATGATTTGTTTAACAACAGTAAATTTGGCGGTAAAGCCGAAGAAACATTTTCTAAACCTGACAACAATGAGTGAATATACCTTTTGGGATGAAATGTGGAATGTTCCACCGAAACCCGAAGAACCTGAACCTAAACCTGAAAAAAAAAATTTAACAAAGTTCTGTCGCTCTTAGGAGAGGAAACTCAGGACATCACACGCTTAAGGTGGGAGATATAAGGGAACAAACTTATAATGGTCAGTTATAAGTCCACATCCTTATATCGTCATTACCACCGAGGATGCAACCCAAAACAACCCACGACGGTGAGCTGGTCGGGTAAGGTGGGGGCAAATAGACTAATGATAGATTAAATACAGAATCTTGGTTATACTTTGTTAAATTTTTCGGTCATTTTGGTTTGTTTTATCGTTCATTTTTTAAGATTTTGATGCGTAAACAACTAAGTTTTAACCGAATAATCTGACCCCGTAGCTCAGATGGTAGAGCAGTGTGTCTTAACATACTAGTCGGGCGTTCGAATCGCCTCGGGGTCACAATAAACTAAAAATTGCTCAATAAACTAATGAGGTTTATTGTAACAAAAAAAAGTTTACTAAACACTTTTAACTCAGATAAAAAATGTCGGAAATTCAACTCTTTCAAGGTAAACGATTTGACAATATGAAATTGATTTTCTATAATTGACAAAACATCAGGGCCTGTAGCTCAGACGGTTAGAGCGAGAAACTCATAATTTCGAGGTCGCGGGTTCGATTCCTGCCAGGCCCACCAACATATACCCTTATGACCCAAGAAGAATTGATAAATTTAATAAGACAACAGGAAAACCCCCTCCTTCTACTAGTGGGAACTTTAAACCTGTATAAAAAAGAAAATGGGTTCGAACAAGACCTGTTAACACCAGGATTTATTAAAGAATGGATGGTGTCTGAAATTCTCGACCATAAATGTCATAAGACAAAACATGGTGCTGATGCATATTCTAAAGACGGTAAAGAAAAGTACGAATACCTATCTTGTAAAGAGGGGGGGACCTTTCAACTTGACAGAATCCACGAAGACAACCTTCATAGAGTCGAAAGAAACGATGCTTTCTTTTTTGCCTTGTTTGATAAAAAAGATGGTCTAACTTGTAAGAATATTTGGAAATGTACAACTGACAAGGTTTTGGAAATTGTTAAAACCAAAATAGAGTTGTCTAAGAAGAAATCTTCTAAACATGTTTCTATAAGTTTGTCTTGGGTTGAACAAAATTCGGAAAAAGTTTTTTAGACATTTGGTTTTATAAAAATGTCGACATATATTTGTGGTGTTGTTAAGACATAAGGTCTTTGAAATGTTAAAAACAAATAACGGTTGGTAGTAACAATGCGTGAGTTGACAGTATGAGAGAGCATATCGCAAGGGTACACACTAAGAATATACCCTCTCTCTAATGGTGTGTGAAGCTGAACCTCTTTTGGGGGTTAGGCGGGATTCCTGATAAAGTCAACTACTACCAACTAAGTGCCGGTGTGGTGGAATGGTAGACACGGATGCCTTAGGAGCATCTGCTTTTTAGCGTGGGGGTTCGAGTCCCTCTTCCGGTACAAAAATGGTGTGATAGCTCAGGTGGAGTACTCATATGATACTCCCATGGTAGAGCAAGTCCGTGAAAAAGACCGTGCCGCGTGGTTCGAATCCCGCTCACACCACTTAAATTATTAAATTATGACAAAAGAAACCGTAAATGAAATACTTTGGGAACTGAAATATGTTCAAGATTCAGTTAAATCATATGGAAAGGAAGACAAATTTGACATACCTTTTTATGTTAATCACTTAAAAAGGGCAATTGAATTGATGGAGTCTCAAATTGAAGAAAAAAAATAATTAATTTATTATTCTACAAAACAATTTCAAATGGATATTTGTAAAAATATAGAAGACTATGGTGATTTTAAAATAATCCGAAATGTGATTTCTAATGACGAAATTAAAAGTGTTATAAACTTTTGGAATAGTTTTAATTCTTTTATTGATATTGATAAAAATGTGTGGGACACTACTTCAAAATCTATTACAAGAATAAATGCTCCAAATAGAGTTGTTGATATTGTTGGGATACAAAAAAATGATTTACCTTTTCTATCGGATATTTTTTTAAAATGTTTTGGATGTATTCTTACAAATTTTATTTTGGAATTCCCACATTATTTTACTCATTATCCTTTAGGTGGTAAACATACTAGACACATTGATTTCATTCCCTCATCCGATACAAGATGGCTTGTGATATTGATGTTAAATGATGACTTTGAGGGTGGCGAATTAATTGTTAATAATAAAGTTGTACCTAAAGAAAAAGGAATGGCGATTCTTTTTGATGGAAGTCTATTTCATGAAGTGACACCTGTGTTATCGGGTGAACGATTTGTTGTTGCTGAAGTCGTGGGTAAAAATTAAAAATAGGTTAGTCGGGTGGCTGAATTGACAAAGGCACATTCAATTTTGAATGGAGAACATCAAGACCCTTTTAAAGGGTTGTTCTCGCTTGTAGGTGGGATTCCTACCCCGACGTTTTTTACGGTGGATATAGCTCAGTTGGTAGAGCATCGGTTTGTGGTTCCGAGCGTCGTGGGTTCGATTCCCATTATTCACCCTAAAGTTTTTCCGCTATTTGACTTTAAATTTTTAATTAACTAATTTTAAGAAAAAAAAAACATGGCAAAATATATTTTGAAAACCTCGGACCTGCAGCCCAAATTGCTTGAGTAGCTGAAAATCCTGCGGTCAATGTGCTGCTATTTTGAAATGTTAAGTTAGTCAGGTTCAAATTACCGGAACCCGACCAAACAACATCAGACCCAATTTCTTGTACTGTGACTGTAAATCCTGAGGATGGGATTTATGATGGTGTTGGGGTAACTGTATTTGTTGGTGTGGGTGTTGGAGGATAATTTACCTCAACTAATACGTTTATCGGAGTACTTGAAACAAAACTACTACTTTGAATTGTTACAGGGTCAACTGCAAGAATACCACTTCCGTAATCAACAAACACTGAAGGATTACCACTGAAGATTATTGTATTTGCCCCTTGAGTCATTGTTACTGTACCTCCATAAGTTAAAGTATCGTAATAATCAGGATGGTTTAATCCAGAAGCATCTGTTGCATTAATATAAGCAGAGAAAGCTAAATTCCAATTATATGTTACAAGTTGAGGTCCACTAGTTTCTGAAAGAAACATTATATTACCTGGACTATCTGGATTGGATGGTGTAGCCCCATCAGGAAGGAAGAAAAAATATTGTCCTGGTCCAGCAGGTGTTGGAGTTGGGGTTGATGTTTCCGTATTAGTTGGCGTATTTATCGGAGTTTCAGTTGGGTTTGGAGTAATATACGCCGTTACCGAAGGAGTCGGCGAATTACTTGGCGTCATTGTTGGAGTTAGTCCAACAGTTACACTTGGTGTAGGAGTTTGAGTTGGAGTTTCGGTAGGTGTTTCTGTGTTAGTTGGAGTATTTGTTGGAGTTGGTGTTGGTGGATAATTAATAGAGGCAGTTAAATAGATTGGACTTCCAGAAACAAACGGATTTGCCGAAAGCTGTGTTACATCTAAAGAATTTGCTGAATAGTAACTTACAATTGTTGAAGTATAAGAGAAAAATCCACTGTCACCACTTGCAATGTAAGTATTGGTATCTTGTGTCAATGTAATTGTTCCACCATAAATTAATAAATCATCATATTCAGGATGTGAAGTTCCTGATTTATCGATTGCCGTAAACACAAATTCAAAACTATCATTTGGATTGTATGTTATCGTATCTCCTGAAGTGATAAACATGATATCACCATTACTTTGTGGGACAACAGGATTTGAACCCTCAGTCAAATAGAATTTATATGTGTTAGGTGGGTAAGGTGTGTTAGTTGGAGTAACCGTAGGTCTTGGAGTTCGTGTTGGAGTTCGTGTTGGAGTTCCTGTTGGATTTGGGGTAACCGGTATAGTTTCGGTAGGGGTTGGTGTTGGAGTAGGTGTAACACTAACAGCATCATAGGAGGTCCAATAACCATTTGCATTCAACCAAATTTTTGCATCAGCACCAGTTGCAAATGTTTGTCCATTTGAAACATATTCTGCAATTTCAATAAAGGATGGTTCAGTTAAGAATTTTGACCTAAAAAATCCAACACCAGCAATTGGTCCGTCAGGGCTTGGGTGGTCCTCTGTTGGAACTGAGTAACAAATAATATATCCCAAGTCTTCGTCGGGTCCATTCCACCAACGGACTCCTCCGTATCCTCCCGAATAGTTTTGTGGAGTTATACCCACGGCAATATCACCGACTTGTTCAGTTCCAGCAATAGGGGAACCTGGATTATAAGCAAAAGGACGAGCTGTGGGCATTTTTTAATAACTTATTATAAATAGTCTTTGGTTGTGACTTTTTTCTTTCTTATCTTTACATAAATTATTTTATTATGGCAAAACGAACTGACATTATAGAACAAACTTCGGAGTTCATGAAAATGAATTTGTTGGATGTGATTATGTTACTTGACCCAAGTAAAACTAACAAGTATACACCCCTAATGGTTAAACTATTTACGAAGAATTATAGTCAGAGGAATTTTAAAAAAAACCATATAGATGATTTTCGTAGAGAAATACGAGATATCTATAATTTGGAGTTAAAAAATATTTCAGACGAACAAATACCTTTGATTTATCAGTTTTTAGGTTCTTTCGAATCTGAGTTGGTTAGGTCGATGGTAAATCTCATTGATGCTGCCGAAAAGAATCAATTACCTGGTATGGATGTCACGCAAATCAAGGACATTTCAGAAATTCATCAATTAATAAGTTTGATTAAACTCAAGAACATTTCAAAAAAACTACAAAAACAAGTTTTCAGAGATTATGAGGATGATGAATGGTTAATTGTTCGACCATTTACCGCTGAGGCTTCTCAAAAATACGGTTATGGGACCAAATGGTGTACCGCCTCTGAAAAATATCAGGGTCAGTTTTTCAATTATACAGAAGATGGAAAACTTGTATATTGTATCAATAAGATTAGTGGAAAAAAAGTTGCCGTTTTTTATAGAAATCATTCAGATAAGGGAACCGAGCTAAGTTTTTGGAATATGGTTGACGACAGAGTTGATTCCATGTTGTGTGAATTACCAAATGCGATTATGGATGTAATAAAAGACATTTTGTTTGTAAAAGATTCTTTCACTAACAGGCAACTCAATGAACAATCGTGGCAAACTTCTTATTCTCTCTATAAAGAGCTTGAAAAGTCGTATCAGGAAGAAACTCCAATGGTCCGAGCAATACAAACTGAATTAAGAGATTTCCCAGTAGAGGTGGATTTATATGAACCCGAAGCAAATACGGCTGAAGGTGGACAGATATAATTACTTTACCGCAGAAATAACTATTTTACTACAAGTATGTTTAATAAAACTTGTTTAGTAATCTATATCGGAAATGGATATTCCGAAAAGGTTTTGGATTATAGTGGTTCTTATACCTATTCTGTTGACATGAGGGACAATCGTCCGAATCATCAGAAAATGATTTACAAACCTCTTAGGAGTTTAGGTTATAAGATTGACACCGCTTTGGTAACAAACAAACACAAATATTTTCAACAATTCAAAGAGGAATATTATGCAATTGATTTGGATTACGATGAAATCTCTAATCAAGATTTAAAGTTTCTTGGTAAATTATACCAATTAAAAGTACCCATGCAATGGGGTCCTGGAAATTTCAGAAGTGGTGGAAGATTTCTTAAATTACACGATGAAATTCCCGAATATGATTTGTATGTATTTGTTAGGGCGGACACTCAATTCAAACTCCCAATCTCAAAATTGAATATTAACGAAAACAAAATGAACTTTTTGTGGGCGGAGACTGATTTTCGTTTTTATACGGATGAAAAAGAAAGTATGGTTGAATCATTGGGAAGCGAGTTTTGGTTTTGGAATACATACAATAGGGTAACTGGAAATGTTTTTAATGTTGTCCCAAAAAAATATATCAAAACTTTTTTGGCTTATTTTTGGATGGAACATGTTTCACTCCATGGAATGATAAAAGACTTGCATCCATTAATTTCATTAGAAAATGATGTCAACATTATCATGGGTTTAGACCGATGTTATGTCACCGACCAAAGATTTTGTCAAAATCCTGTTTTCACATTCAATAAAAGAATCGAAAAATAATTTGGTCTTTTATGTTATTATTCTATATTTGTAATAACAAATAGGGATATTAGCTCAAATAGATAGAGCACCTGGTTTTTACTCAGGGGTTCGATTCCCCGTCGGGCTACAAGTCATTCTGTAATAACTAAAAAAAATATGAGAAACAAATATTCTGACAATTGGAAAGAATCTTGGAACCCCGAGGATTGGCAAGGTAGGTCAAAACACAAAATTCAAGGAGGATATAAAATCGCCTTTATTAGTTTGGTAGTAATTTTTGTTGTATCTTTGTTGTATTATGTATTTAACTAGACCAAACTTAGCAAACCAAAAAAATTGGGTTGTTGTTTCCAATGACCAAGTGTTTCATTATTCAACACTCAAAGAAGCAATATCAGGTGAAAAGGGACATTTGATGCCACTCACATATTATGAATCTCACTACAAATCAATTCAAGATGAAAGTAATATTCTTAGATAATGATGGTGTAATCTGCTTGGCAGAGAACTGGGGTTCTCGTAGGAAGAAACAAATCAAAGAGGGTAGAACTATGGGTACATCAGCAAATGACTTACCTGTATATGTTCGATTTGATAACTTCGACCCAAAAGCGATTAAGGTTTTCAACAAAATTCTTGAGAAAACAGGCGCAGAATATGTGGTGAGTTCAGATTGGAGGTTTCACGCAACACTCGAGGAACTTGGAGATTATTACTTATCACAGGGTGTTATTAAAAGACCAATAGATACCACAGGAATGTTTAAAGATTTATTTCCATCTGAATGGGCTAAACTAAGATTCAGGGCTGATTTGGAATTAGAGAGATTCATGGAAATTCAACATTGGTTGGAATCTCATCCTGAGATTACTCATTGGGTTGCGGTTGATGATTTGGATATGTCTATAGATTTTTTGGGTGCTCAATTTTCTGACAGAGATGGTTCAGATAACAAACCAGGCTTAAGTAATTTTGTTCAAACACCAAGGTCTTGGGAAGGTATAAAGCAATCAGGTATAAAGGATAAAATTATAAAATTTTTAATGTAATGACAAAGAAGCGATTATCAAAACAGGAAAAAAATCAGAAAGTTGTTGAAGAACTAATCAACAAAATGTTTTATATTGCAGGTCATAATATTTCTTACGAGGATATTAAAGACAGAAAAGATTCTTGGTATCAGGAATGGGAAATGACCAAAGCTCAAAATGATGAATGGCAGTTGTGGGGTACTGAATTTATAAGAAAAAATCTTAGAATCAACAAACACCTTGCGGAAAGGGAAATGGCTATGATTGGTTTGATGTGGGGTTTGAAATTTTCAGATTGGGAACAATGAAAGAATTAGCGATAATTGTTTTGGGACTCGCATTTATTCTATTAATTGGATATATTGTTTACCACTTTGAGAATCCTTGGTGGTCTTTGTTGGCACTTGCATTACCAAGTATATTGAATTCGATAAAGGATAATGATGGTGATAATCCTGATATGATTTAAGTCACAGAAAACTTACTTGATAGAGCAAATCCCTCACCTTCCACAAGTCACTTGAAAATATCTTTGAACTTTTGGAATGATTTTAAAGTTTGTGAGATATCAAAAGATGGTTTTTCCTGTTGAAACTGACCATCTCTGACACCGGCAGTCGTAGTTTCGGTATCTTCAGTTTCTGACTCTTCGCTTGGTGTATCCGTAATATTTGAAATGTGGATGTGATTGTAGTGGTTTCCACCTGTATTTGTTTGCCATAAAACTGCCTTATCTTTTCCACTCTCGACATTTAAAGAATAACCCATATCAACCAATTCATTCACCAAAGCATCACCAAGTTTTTTGAATTTTGGGTTACCTGGGTTGTTTGAACTCGCACCCTGAGCGGCTTCTCCATTGATATTTGAAATATCAACCGCGTTATTATCGGGATGTCTACTACGAGTTCCACTAATAGTTTTTTCAGAGTGTCCCGAGCTGGCGGTAGTTATAACCGCTTTAACACCAGCTCTTTTAGCGGCGGTGTTGATATCTTGTAACAAAGCCCTTGAGATTTTGTCAGTTTTGGTTGCATCATCATCGGTAGTAATGAATGAAAATCCTGTTTCATCCACTCTTACATAGTCTTCCAATAAAGAGATTTGTTTTTTAATCTCAGAAATTTCTTTCAATAATCTACTGTTCATAATCAATAAATAGTTTATTGAGTAATTAAGAGCCGAAGGCAGGAATCGAACCTATCGCGTCACACCATCTTTTACGAAAGCTGCTCTACCACTGAGCTACTTCGGCTAAAACCCCAACATCCTTGAAGCGTCCTCCAAGGAGAGGTTGGGGGTGTGATTGTATCTTATGCCTTGGGTTATTCACTTGTATCACTATAAGACCTCAGAATTTAGAGCTGTTCTTACGGGAAGCCTCGAGGTACTGTTTATTTTAAAATAGACCCGGGCCCAACAAGCCGTATAAATACGGAAGGGCCCTTTTGAAGGTCTACTTTGAGCGGTAAACAGGATTCGAACCTGCGACCCCGTACTTGGAAGGAACGTGCTCTACCAACTGAGCTATTACCGCTTTTTATTTATACAAACAAGACAATATCACCATGGATATTATCCCATTCACAAAGATAAATCTCACATTGAGCTTTGTCAATAATTTGACCGCTTTGGAAGAGGATATCAGTGGTGTTGAGAATTTCAGGATTCATAGAAAGGGGGGTTTAGGTTTAAATATATCAAAATTATGAATTCTATTCCGAAATATCCGTCTTATCGAGGTCGTAGAGGGAAATTTCGTCGTTTTTCCAAGCTTTCCAATTATCAAAATTTTTTAGTTCTGCTAAAACTTCATTTCGAAGCAAGGTATAGCCCTCAGGTGCCACACCATTGTATCGGGTTTTTTTTATGTCTTCTTGACTTGATTTCATAACTTTTGTAGGCCCACCAGGATTCGAACCTGAAATATCTCATTAGAAGTGAGAGGGTATATCCCTTTACCTATGGGCCCTTTGTCTGTACAAATATAATAAATAATTTATAAACTTTCAAATATTTTTCTGCGGAAAAGGAGGGATTTGATTCCCCGATATGGTTTACCTTATGTCTGATTTTAAGTCAGGTGCCGTACAACAACTTGGATACTTTTCCGTGAGAAACCATAATAAATAAATTATTTTTTGTCAACAGGATTTAAAACATCAAACAGAAACTGACAATAATATTTTCTACAAATCTGTGGTCGGATATCATAAATAGAACAAGAACGCAATGTAGAATTATAAAATATACATGGTTTCCGTTCTTTTTCGATATCGATTTTTAACGCCGGATACGAATTAGGATTTTGCCATGAACTTCTTTCAGGAAATAATCTTGAACCTTCCTCGAATGAATAAAATATTTCTTCAAATTTTACTTTTCTATTGAATCTATCAGATAATCTTTCAAGAAACTCTTCGGGGTCCGTGTGAGGTCCAATTATGTAATCTCTGTCTTCTATGTGACAACAACTACCATCATAATCTTTCCTACCAAAACAATTGTTACTACAAATATTTGCGTGTTTACTCATAGTTAAAATATAGAAAATTATTAGTGATAAAAAAAGGGGTCCGAAGACCCCTCTGCGTCAAAGAGAAATGTAAATTACTCTGCGGTAGCTTCTTCTCCTAAAGTTTCAACAACTTCTTCAGTTACAAGGGTATCCTCCTCGGTAACAACAGTTGTGGTGTCAATAACAGTTTCTTCAACTGTTGATTCACCGCCACAAGAAGTTAAAACGACAGCAGCAAAAATAGATGCGATGATGTTTTTCATTTTGTATAAATTATATTGAATATTATAATCGACAATAATTATCTGTCAAGTAGTAAAAAATAATAAAACTTAACATCAAATTTTACATAAATTATAAATCTAATTTATGAACAAATGAAAAGGTCTAATTAAAGACCCTTTCAAATTTGTCCACGGTGGAGGTGGTGGGATTCGACACAAGTGGACTATATCATCATCTTTTTCAAGATGTCGGACGCTAATGTGGTATTACGGTAGAAGCGTCTACCACCCACTAGTCTCTGCACCTTCCTATTCCTACCAGGCTTGGCTCAGGATAATCCCGAAAGACTTCCCCTGAATTCATCCGATTTTCGACATATCTCACGATATGAAGGGGCTCGATTTTTAACCCACGTCTTGCTCAGTTTACCCATAAAGGACTACATGCTTAGGTCAGGGTTTGTTTAACCCTCCGAAATATCTGATTCCTATTTTGCCATCGTCATCAGAAACTGTGGAGTGTTCACTCAAATCGGTAGAACACCAAACATTACCTCCATTTCTTTTAAGGTAGAAACCACACCATAAGGACTTCTGTTTCAAGGTATATGTCCCCATCGACCCACGGTTATTATAGCCTAAGCTACAGTAACCGCTTCAGTTGTAAGAAGACCTACAGCCTGAAGCTTTTCAAAAGTGTTGCCACTTAAAAAGCACTCCCATAGATTAAAGTGATAGGAAACATCTCACTGCATGCCCCGTATGATTAACCCTGCCAATCAATACCGTTCACCCCCATATTTCAAAGAACTCTACAAATATAAGTATTTATATTAATATGACCAAGTCCCGAAGAATAATTTCAGAAAGTACTAAGGATTTTCCTCAGTTGGTTTACGATTACATCAAAGGTAAAGTATCTGCAGAGGATGTTTTAGCTCAGAGTGTGGTAGATAAAATAATAGAAAATCCCAATAGGGTAAAATCTATCTTTGAAATAAAGATGGATGGTAACGAGTTGGTAGATTTTTTCAATTTGGGCGAGTTTGATTATTGGTGGTTATCTATGTTTTTGGATGGGGGCAACATGGAGTATGAAGGTCCTGATATCATCTATGATAGGATGGCGGAGACTGATTTTTTCCTTGGAGATTATTTCGATAGAAACGGTGAGGAATATCAGATGATTTTGAAGTTGTATCGGAAGTTCAACGAAAATTTTACCGCAAATACGGATACAAGGCCTATCAACGAAACAATCTTAAAATCATATCCAAGAGAAATTACTCAAATTTTAGATGTCATTTATGAATATCAAAATGAGGAGTTTACCGAAAAAATGGGGAAATTGATATCAAATCAATTGAGTGAGGTATTAGGACCTTATGGTGTGAATATAGAAACCAATGAGAAATATAGTAATTATTTCAATGTGTCTATATCGGCAGGAAATTTATACTATTTGATGAAAATTTATCCGAACAAAAAAGAGGAACAATCAGATTCGGTAAGTATCTATTCAACAATGAATGGATTGACTCGAGGAAAAGATATAGGGGGTTGGGAAGAAGAAAGATGGAACATTGATGTTCATGTATTTAAGAAGAATCCGAGGTATGTCTCTGAGACTAATCGAATGATTACGGATTTACTTGAGAAAGTGGACGAGGAAGTTTCACCTCAGAGAACAGAAATTTTGACAAAAATATTAAAACAATTCGGAACGGGTAAACCCATCAATGTGCCACAGAAGAATATCAGATTCGCGATAAGTCACTATGACGCAGGTTCTAATAAACTCATTCTTTTTGTTAATAAGGTAACAGACGGTAGATATTCTGATTTACCAATTCGTAGATGGGGTAGTGATGAACTAAAAATATCCCCTCTGAATTTTTACAACTGGTACCACAATTATGAGCTGACTTTGGAATCAAAGAATATTTTACTATCTTTGCGTAAAATATTATCTCATGACTCACAGTAAAATTGAATTCTTAAAGAAAGTCTTATCCGTTCCAACCGCAACATACCGAGAGGGTATGATGGTCGAGTTTATTTGTGAGTGGTTAAAGGAAAAACAAATCCCATATTTCGTGGATGAACATCTAAATGTTTATGCAACTAAACAAACTGATGAGAATATTGAATATTTCCCTTGTGTGATTTCTCATACCGACACCGTACATGGGTTGGGACCTATCAATATCCGTGAGGAATTTTTGGTAAATGCTCAAGGGGAGCAACGCCCTTCTCTTAAAGCTTATAACGACCATGACGAGCCCACAGGAATTGGGGGTGATGACAAAGCTGGTGTTTTTGCTTGTTTGGAATTATTGGAGGAACTACCGAATCTGAAAGCGACATTTTTTGTTTCTGAAGAAACGGGTTGTCATGGTTCAAAAAAAGCTAGTCCCGAGTTCTTTGAAAATGTTGGATATGGTATTCAGTTCGATGCTCCCGAAAATTGGATGGTGACTGAATATTGTTGGGGTCAGCAATTGTTCAACCGTGATTCTGAATTCTTTGATGTTTGTAATAACATTTTAACTGAGGGTATTGGTGAAGACTTAGAGTATATGGTTCACCCCTATACAGATGTATGGGCTTTACGGGGTAAATTTGACATCTCCTGTATTAATTTCTCTATTGGGTACTACGACTACCACACCCCCTACGAATATGTTGTAATCGAAGATGTTTTTAATGGAATTGAGATGGGTAAAAAAATGATTGAAAAATTGGGATATCGTAAACATCAAAAAGATTTGAAACCTCAAACAAATCCGTGGGTGTTCTAATTAAAAGTTTCAAAATCTAATCGTACAATGTCAGCCCAAAGTTCAAACGGTGCATCTATCTTTTTTTCTAATTCTTCACTAATTATTGCCTTGAGTTCTTGGATTACCTCACCATAAAATTCAGAACCTTCTAAGTTTGACAATAATTGGTAATCTACATTTGTAAAACTGAAATCTTCGGAGCTGTAAGTACTACCTGATATTGAGGTATCAACAACTACCGAAACATTAATTTCGTGAAAATTATAGTTTCTTTCCACATCAAACTCATCAACATAATACTTGAAATTATATCCCCCACATTCTTTACAATCAAAAACTTGATTTTGAATTTTATCTGATATTTCTTTTATAAATTTTTTGGTACCACCAAGATACTCTATGGCAAAAGGAAATGTTAGTGAAGAATCTAAAATATATTTACCAGCCATTTTTTCCGATTTCCGAGAGAGACCAACTTTATCCCAATATTTTTTTACTAAAAGAAAGTATTTGTCGAAACTTTCTTGATTGGGGTGTTTGTAAGATTCTTTTAAATTTTTGGGTTCGTTGTTGTGATTACACTGATGACAAATATATGGGTCATGACCCCCCTCGGATAGTTTCCAAGACCAACCACAATTGTCACAAGTAACCTTACCTTTACTAACTTCTTCTTTTAATATCTTGATTATAATGTCCCTCATATGTTATAAATACAATTCTGTATAAATAAAAAAGGGGGACTTTCGTCCCCCCTTTTATGTTAAGAGATTTTCACCTCTTCATTTACCACCTTTAGGGTGTATTTTCGATTTTCTTTAAGTTTACCTATTAGGATAAGTTCCGATAGGTAATCTTCGATTTTGTCTTGGATGGCTCGTTTTACTGGACGAGCTCCGTATTCATCATCGAAACCGACTTTTGCAATGTACTCTGTGAGGGTGGGGTCCATCACCACTTTGTACTTCATGTGACCTAGTCGCTTGGAGAGTTTACTAAGTTCTAGTCCTACAATCTTCTCGATGTTCTCCTTTGTGAGTGTTTGGAACACAATGGTGTCATCGATACGGTTTAGGAACTCGGGGGAAAAGAAGTTCTTCATTTCCTTCATCAAGATTTGTTTTTTAGCCTCCTCGTTTGAGTACTTGTTAGAGGAGAACCCGATACCAGCTCCAAAGTCTTGAAGTTTCTTGACTCCGAGGTTGGTGGTCATGATGATAAGGGTGTTCTTGAAGTTGATTTTTCGACCGAGGGAATCGGTTGCGTGACCATCATCAAGAATCTGAAGGAGAATAGAGAAAATGTCCTTGTGGGCTTTCTCAACCTCATCGAATAGGATAACCGCATATGGTTTGTTTTTTACCTGTTCGGTAAGCTGTCCACCTTCTTCGTAACCGACATATCCTGGGGGTGCTCCCACCAAACGAGACAGTGTGTGCTTCTCTTGATATTCACTCATGTCGACTCGAATCAACGCATCCTCTGACCCGAACATCTCCTTAGCAATCTGTTTTGCTAAGTGGGTCTTACCCACACCTGTTGAACCCAAGAAGATAAATGAACCAATAGGACGGTTAGGGTCTTTGATTCCGATTCGGTTACGACGGATTGATTTGACAATCATAGACACCGCATCGTCTTGACCAATTACCTTTTCCATAAGGGATTTGTCCATATTAATAAGAGCGTTAATATCGTCAACTGACATTTTACTCACAGGAATTTTGGTCATATTGGAAACAACATCGTAGACTTGTTCCACCGAGATAGGGATACGAGTTGTTGAGGATTCTTCCGCGTATTTCCGCTTTTCCTCTTCGAGTTTAGCAAGGATTTTACGCTCCTTGTCCCTTAGTGCTGCCGCTTCTTCGTAGTTCTGTTTCTTTACAACATCCATCTTTTGTTGTTTGATTTCCGAAGCCTTGAGTTTTAGTTCTTCAATTACTTCAGGAATCTTTTGCTCGGTTTGACTACGAGCACCAACTTCATCCAAAATGTCAAAGGCTTTGTCGGGGAACTCACGGTCGGTGATATATCGGTCTGCGAGCTTCACACAAAGTTCGATTACTTCTTGAGAGTATGCCACTTTGTGGAACGATTCGTATCGGTCTTTAATGTGAGTGAGAATTTGGATGGTCTCCTCAACTGATGAGGGGTCTACAATGACCTTTTGGAATCTACGCTCCAAAGCTCCGTCTTTTTCAAATGACTTACGATACTCATCCAAGGTAGTTGCACCGATACATTGAATTTCTCCACGAGCAAGTGCGGGTTTAAAGATGTTTGAACCGTCTAAACTACCTGTTGAGTTACCTGAACCAATCAATGTGTGTATCTCATCGATAAAGACAATGATGTTGGGATTGTTGGAGAGTTCCTCAAGGATAACCTTTAGACGCTCCTCGAACTGACCACGATACTTTGTCCCTGCCACCACAGCGGTGAGGTCTAAATTGACAATACGCTTGTCAAGAAGATTTTTGGGACATTCTCCATTGATAATAAGAGACGCCAATCCCTCAATCAAAGCGGTTTTACCTGAGCCTGGTTCCCCCAAGATAATAGGGTTGTTCTTCTTTCTACGGGAAAGGATTTGAGCAATACGAATAATCTCTTTCTCCCGACCTATCACTGGGTCAAGTTTTCCTTGTTCTGCCAATTTGTTCAAGTCACGAGAAAAGTTATCCAATACGGGAGTACCCGATTCGGAGGTAGGTTTCTTCCTTGAGAGTGTCTTATCGTCGTCGCCTAATGTGTCGTTCATAATTTATAGAATTGATTTGTACAAAGGTTAATCAAAAAAAGGACAATTCCAAACCCCTGTCAGAATTTTGTTAGTAATTGACAAGATGTCATAAAAATATTTCTAAATAAAACTAATTCAGACATTTTGTCAGTTATTTTGATTTGGTACGGGGATTGACTTATCAGGTTCAAATAAAAAAATTAAAAAATACAAAAAATGTTTAGAAGAAAATTATTTAATGAATTTGACAACCTTTTTAACTCACTGTTAAACCAAGACCCATTTATCTTTAAAGGTAAAACGCAAAAAGAGAATGGTAAGGATGAGAATGGTGATTGGTCAAAAGAAACCTTTACCTCTGAAGATGGTATGATTCAATTCACCACGATTTTTAGGTCAACCTACGGGAACACTCCACAACCCGAAGAACAAAATACCTTGGAGCGTCTTAGAAAAGAACTCCAAAATGCGGTGAACCTTCAAGAGTTTGAAAAAGCGGTGGAGCTTCGTGACAAGATTAAAAACTTGGAAGACAATAAAGTTAAACTTGAAGACCTTAACTTACAACTGACAAAAGCAGTTGACCAACAAGACTATGAAAAAGCAATTCAATTAAGAGATGAAATAAAGAAACTTTCCTAATAATCAAAGACCCTGTTTTTGACCCTCCGCGTAAGTTGGGGGTTTTTTGTATTTATCAATTAACAATACACTAGTAAATTAACTTATAAAAACATCTTTACAATGGGAGTAAAAAAAGAAACTATAGACGGAACAAAAATCATCAATGAGATTGATTCAACAACAATCATTAAAAGTGTCTATGATACGGAGTCAAAAGAAATGGTCGTAGAATTTAAAAATGGAACAAAATACCAATATAATGAAGTTCCACATCAAACCTACACAAAGTTTAGAATGGCAGAATCTCAAGGGAAATACTTTTCAAGTGATATTGCCAAAAAATTTAAATACACCAAACTCTAACAAGGAGGTATTTATCTCAGATGGCCCAACTATCAACCATACTTCAGAGCTTCACAGTTAGAGACACCCTTAACCCAAAGGTATGGGAAAACTATGACGATGCCTCAGAAGCGGTGATTAAACCAAAAGTAAGAGACGCTCTTATGAAAATTGCCGAAGCATTTGGCGATACATTAATAGATGACTTGGAAGTTGAAGATGTAGTCCTAACAGGTAGTCTATCAAACTACAACTGGTCAGAATATTCAGACTTTGACCTACATCTTATTATCGATTACAAACAATTCGGAAAACAATCTCAACTTTACAGAGATTTATTTGGTCTTAAAAAACAGATATTTAACGACAAACACGATATTAAAATTTTTGGTTACGAAGTTGAACTATACCCACAAGATTCTCAGGAGATGCATTTTGCCTCGGGAGTATATTCGGTGTTAAATGATGAGTGGATTTCTAAACCCTCAAAAGAAAAACCACAACTCGAAAGAGGTGTTCTAACGACCAAAATCGATGGTTGGAAAGACAAAATAGAAAATCTTATTACCAACATCAAAAAAGAAGGACTCAAAGCCAACGAAGAAAAAGTTGAGAAACTGAAAAAAAAATTAAAAGATTATCGTAAGTCGGGACTCGAAAAAGAGGGGGAATATTCCTATGAAAATTTGGTGTTTAAGTACCTTCGTAGGTCAGGATTGTTGGAAAAACTCTATAATACTGTTAGTCGTCAAACAGACAAAGAATTATCAGTTGAAGTAAAATTGGTAGATTAATACCATTTTAGATATTTATTTATTAAAGTTATTATTAACTGACAATATTTATAGAAAAAAGTCCATGGCGTTGAATTATTTTATTGGAATTTCTTGTACGGGGCAACCCTTCAGATATTTAGCTACTGAAGCTACAATTGTTTCGGGTAGAATTTATGAATTATTAGCAGGGGCAACAAACATTGGTTGTTGGACCCTTACTACTTTTGATGAAACTCCACTTGCACAAATTGTAACAGTATTCAATGGTCCATGGGAAAATTGTGTTGATTGTTTGGGAGACTTAACACCAACACCAACGGAATCACCAACATCAACACCCACACGAACACCAACAAACACCCCTACGAACACGGTGACTCCAACACCAAGTATAACAGCTTCTCGTACACCAACACCAAGTATAACTTCATCCGCCACTGCAACGCCCACAAATACTAGTACACCAACCACCACTCCAACAAATACTCAAACACAAACACCAAGCTCAACTGTCACTCAAACACCAAGTTCTACCAAGACACCAACACCAAGTATTACCGCAACACAAACAATTACCCCCACTAATACCGCAACAGTTACCAACACCCCAACAGCGACCCTCACAAGAACACCAACTCCAAGTATTACCGCTAGTCCTACGGCAACGACAACTTCAACTCCAACACCTACACCAACACCTTTTGGTGTATTTGATGTAAATGTTCAGTATGAAGCCGAGGCTTGTGTAACTTGTGGAGATGCTGCACCAACCACTGCTCCATACCCACATCCAGCCGATTGGGTTCCTGTTGGTCCCGATGGTGGGAAACAAGGAACTGTAATCGATTTAAGTGCGGTACAACTAGGGGGTATGCACGGCCTTAACAACTAAAAATTAATTAAAAAAAACCATGGCAAAATTAAAAGCAATCGGTAGCGAAAAACTCGAAGGAGCCGATAAATTAAAAAGAATTATGGAGATTGCCACCTACCGTACGTCATCAACAGGCATTAAAGAAGGTGCAACAGAATATTCCATTAATTTACCGGATGGAATGGATTACCACATTGTAAAAGAAAAACAAGGTTACATTATCAAAAAGGGGATTAACGAATCCACTTTAGATTACATGGAACCAATGAAAAATAGAAAGTATCACTCCTCATACTCACAAGCTCTTAGAAAGTTAAATTTAATAATTAAAGAAAACAATGAGCTTAACGGACAAAACGAAGAAGTTAAATTGTTTGGTGAACAAAAGAAATTTGTTTTAAAAACACCAACCCCACCAACACCTGAAGTTGTTACACCTGCGGTTCCCGCAGAACCAATGGCGCTTCCCGCACCTGAACTACCTATGGACGACATGGGTGGTGACGATGAACTTGATTTAGGTATGGACACAGAACTAGATTTGGATGTTCCTGCTGAAGAACCTATGACAGGTGGTGAAGATATGGAAGAAAGAGTTTCTTTTAAAGTAATTCAAAAACTTACTGGTAAATTGACTCAAAAAATGAGAGCCCTCGAAGACCAAGAAGGAATGTCTTCTGAGGACATTAAATATGTTATTAACATGGTTCTTTCAGCTCTTGATTTGACTAAATTAGACCCTGAGGACATGGAGGACATTATGTCTAAGTTTGAAGATGTGGAAGCTGATGTTGAAATGGATTTAGATTTTGAGGATGAAGTTTCTATGGAAGAACCTATGGAAGGTATGGGTTCTGAAGACTATGACTACAACTCGGTTAGGGAAAGCAATATCGACAAAGTCCTTAGTAAGTATTTTGAGGTTACGGATTCAGAAGTAGAACTTTCAAAAAAGTTGTTTGAGGAAAGAAAAAATGAAAACAAGAAAAAAGTTAATTCGTTTATTTCAAAAATTGAAACTTTATCAGAGACCATCGAACAAGAGTTGGCAAGTAAGAAGTTTTTAGAAGAAAACTCAAATTTTGAATTTGTTGGTAGAACAAATAAAAAGAATTTGGTATTTGAAAATAAAAATAAACAAATTAAAATCTCTGTTGAAGGAATAGTTTTATGAGATATCTAACTTATATCAATGGACTAGGTCCTGATTATAAGGGAAACAATCTCTACGAATTTATATTTTCTGAAAACTTAGATGTGTGGGGTGATTCATGGGAGTCGTCACCTTCGGGTGGATATCCCACACCACCTAAATTAGAACATATCAATAAAGTCGGAGTACTTAGAAACTCAGATGTCAAATTGGAACTTGTTCAAAACTCAGATTATTTCAATATGTCCGATGCCATGGACGGTGTTATTGCTTTAGGTTGGGAAATTGAAGAGTATGATGAAAACAATCGATTGGTGTTTAAATTTGGTGAAGAAGAAGAATCGGTAAAAAATAAACTTTACGAAAAAGACCTAATTCTTGAGTTCGAAAAAAAAGTTGTATATGAAAACTAAGGAAAAAATTGTTAAATTGGTAGAAATGGGGTTATCACCAACAACCGTTGTAAAATTAAATGAAACTCAAATCGATGTGCTCTTAGAAAAACTTGCAATCTTAGAACAAGGTGCTGTTATTATTTCCCCTGAAAAAGCGGAACCACAGAAACTCAAAGATTTAACTTCAAGAGGTATTAATGTTCGTATTGAAACTGAGATGACTGAAGATGATGTGGACTATATGGGTAGTTCTCAAGGTGGTGCCACCACTCAAGCACCACACCAAGTTCAAGCCCCTGATGGTATGGGTGATTTAGGTGATACCGAGATTGATAAAAAGGAGGATATGTCAGAAGAAGAAAAAGATGAAAACAATCCTTGGGCAATATGCCACGCACAATTAGGTCCTAAGAAAAACGCCAAGTTTGAAAGATGTGTTAAACAAGTTAAAAAAAGTTTAAAGGAAGGAAAATCTCCGATGGATTTTTTTATTGAAGAAGAAATTGTATCTTTGGTTGAAAATTATTTAGAACCAAAAATGACAAAAACAGAAATATTGAATATGATTGCCGAACAAGGTGTCATTCGTCGCTCGGTTTACAAACCAAAATCTAAAAGAGGAAAGAGTGTTCGTATGAGTCGTCCTATTGGGGATTTAGGGATGTTACAATCTATGGGTGAGGCAGAAACTGAAACTGCACCTGTTAAACCAACTACCAAACCTGGTACGAGACCCTCTATTCGTCCTGCACATCCTGGTAAAAAACCATTCGAAGGACCAAATCCCAAACCAAAGGCCTCTAATAAAGAAATGGAAGGTGCTAAAAAAGATGTATTACAACTAATTCAAAGTATTCTTCGTGATGGCAAAAAATAGAAAAATTCGAGAACAAATCGATTACGGGGATTATCCCGAGCGTATGGACCCAAGTCTCGAAAGAAAACTCCGAGACCCTGAGAGTCCTTACGCAAAAAATCCTGCAATGGGAAAAGGTTCTGAAGATGTACAAAGATTGGTTACAAACCGATTTAAACAAGTTGTGGACAAAGTTCGAGAGGTTACAGGAAGAGAAACAATTAATTCTCAAATGTTGGGAAGGATGTTAATTTCAGAAATGTATCAGAAAGTACCCCAAGTTATGCAAATTGAATCAAGACACAGGGATGCTTTGGAAAACTTGGCAATCGAGGCTTGTTTGGAAGATACCCAAGTACCCTCTGATTGGTTTATTGTTGAGGCAAATTTGAATCGTGAAACAATCGATGTTAGTAACTTTAGATACGAAGCCGAGGAGTTAGAGGAAAAAAACGAAGAGGACGCTCAAAAGATTATGATTGACTCAGGTTTTGACATCGATGAGGTAACCCCTGAAGAAGTTTTAGAATTAGAAAAGCATAAGAGAAATATTATCAACGCAATTATCCAAGGGTCAGCAAAAAAAGGTCACTATCTTTTTCAAAAACCTGAAATTAGAAAAAAACTCGATGAAATAGACCCAAGACTTTATCCCGCATATTTGGAGATAATGTCCTTAAATGATTTTATGTACTTTACCATGGAACAAATGATTGAGATGATGGGTGCTACAGGTCAAGGAGTTGCTGGGAAGGTTGAACTTGAGGACGCCGGAGATGATGGTTTTGAAGACGAGGATGGTGATAGTTCTCCCGATACGGTAATTAAAGCTTACGGGATGTTGTTTCCCATTGTGTGTCATGAAATAATCAAAGGATTGGAAGAGGCTAAAGGTCGTTATGGTTTACCTGAAGACCCCACAACTCGTGAAAAAGTTATGGGTCAAACCGATACTTTACCTATGGAAGCATGGTCCCTTAGAATTGGACCGCAAATTGTTGAAAAAATTCGTTTTGCGTTACCTGATGAAGTTTATGATGAACAAAACAAAGGTTTGATTAATTGGTTCCAAATGGAACTTTATAAACTCCCTGCTGAGGAATTCTTAGAAATTGTTGGAAATGCAATTTCCGAAGACACCAAAAAAATTGCAAAGGCTACCGACTCTTTTCGTGAGTTGATTACAATTGCAAAACAAAATAAGGAGGAATACGAAAGTTTTGACACGGACGAAGATTCCGAAGATGATGGTTTAGATTTCTTATCAGGTTTGGGAATTTCCCGTCCTGACTAAGAAATTATGACAAAAGAACAAGTTATTATTGAGTATAAAAAGTGCATGAAAAGCACTCCGTATGCGCTGAAGACTTATTTACAAACTTACGATAATACGGTTTCCCGTTATGTACCTTTGGAATTGTTTCAAGACCAAGTTCAACTTGTCGAGGATTATGAGGAGTACAATGAAAATATTGCCCTGAAGTATCGTCAAGCGGGGGTATCGACAGTTACCGCCGCTTGGGCAAGTAAACGACTAGCATTTGCAAGAAAAGAAAAACCCGAGAAAGTTCTTATAATTGCAAATAAATTAGATACTTCGGTGGAATTTGCAAACAAAATCCGTGGATTCACCGAACAATGGCCAAGTTGGGTCGGAATAGGGTTTGCACCTGAAAAAAATTCCGCTCGTCACTTTAAATTATCAAACGGATGTGAAGTAAAAGCTGTTGCAACTTCAAAAGATGCACTTCGTGGTTACACCCCCACAACATTAATTTTTGACGAAGCAGCTTTTATTGAGGCCGATAGTGATTTTTGGGCGGCTTGTATGGCATCTCTTTCTACAGGAGGTAAAGTGGTTGTAATTTCAACCCCTAATGGTTTTGATGCAATTTACTATGAAATTTATGACCAAGCGCTTCGTGGTATGAATGATTTCAAAATCACTGAAATGTATTGGTATCGTGACCCTAGATATACCAAAGATTTGTATATGGTTAAAACTAAAGACTTAGTTCATTACCTTCTTAACAAACATGAATACACATTAGATAGTATTATTGATTTATCACTTGAAAATAGAAAAGAAAGAAATTTAGATACTTTACACAAATATATTGAAGACGGTTATAAACCATGCTCATCTTGGTTGGAAAGTATGGTTAAAAAACTAAAATATGATAGAAGAAAAGTTGCACAAGAATTAGAATGTAACTTTTTAGGTTCAGGTGACAATGTATTTGATTCTGAACTTTTACAGAATATCCAAAAAAATGATATTAAGGAACCAAGTGCCAAATTAATAGGTGGACAGTTATGGATATGGAAAGAACCTGTAAATGGTCACAAATATGTCATGGGTATAGATGTTTCTCGGGGAGATTCTGAAGACTTTTCTTGTTTTGTAATTATTGATTTTGATGAAAAAGAACAAGTATTAGAATTTGTTGGAAAATTACCACCCGATACATTAGCCGAAATTGCATATAAGTGGGGTATTATGTATAGTGCCTTGTGTGTTATAGATTTGACTGGTGGTATGGGGGTTGCAACGGCAAGAAAACTTCAAGAAATGGGTTATGAAAATTTTTTCTATGATGGGGTTGACATGTCAAATAAATGGAAATATGACCCAAGAGTTAAAGAAAAAATACCTGGAATCAATTTTAACAATAAAAGGGTTCAAATCATCGCTTCCTTTGAAGAATCCCTCCGTCATGAATTTAAAGTAAGGTCGAGTAGGCTGGTAAATGAAATGGGGACTTTTATTTATATCAATGGTCGACCTGACCACCAAAAAGGTCACCATGATGATTGTATTATGTCAATTGCAATGGCGACTTATGTTGCGGAAGCGGCATTCCCCTCATTGGTTAAGGTGGTAAACCATACAAAAGCAATGTTGGATTCTTGGTCTACTATTGTTACCGAAAATAAAGAAAAATCCGAATATTTTAATCCTTCTTTACCACAATTTAATCATTCGGGGATGAATCACTCTAAAAATTATGAGGCTACCCGAAATGATTATCAAAAGTATGGTTGGTTATTTGGAAGGTAAAAGTATTTATAATAATCCATAAGGGATTAAGTTTGAGTAAGAATGAAAAATAGAAATTTAACGGTTTGGCAGAGGTTAACAAGGGCTTTGGGTCCTAATGCCTTGATGAATCAAGATTTTCCTGTTTACAAGTTAGATAAAAAGGAATTACTCAGAACTACTGATAAAACTGAATACGAAAGGGAAAAACTTCAAGCCAAACAATCATTTTATTTAGCAAATCAATTTGCTAAAGTTGAAAATAACCTCTACACTCAAGCCGTATATTATGAACCAAATCGTTTGGCTTCGTATTACGATTACGAATCTATGGAATATTGTATTCATGGTGATACTAAAATAGCCACGCCTGATGGATTTATTACCATTAAGGAGCTTGCAGATAAAGGGATAAACTACGAATTTATAA